TGTCCATTTTGGACAGAAGCTTACTGGAAAAGCCAAGGATTATTGGTTCTATCAAATGCGCGTTCTTCAAACGATGGCTCATTGTTTGGAACTCGATTATCACGCTTTCATTTTCACCCAGTATGATTCTATTTGTCTTGGAATGCTCCCTCGGATTTCGGCAGATAACAGCATTCATCGGTTTGCGTGCGGGCCTTCTCCTGAGTTCGAATCAAAAATTGGATTACATCCACCTTGGTGCTTCGGATATGCGCGCTTGCAAGAATTTGTAAAAGCCGCTTACAGAGAACCGATGGAACTCGAACACGGCATAATGGATCGTTGGATGCCCTGCGTTATGCAGCGCCATAAATTAAAGTATGATCCGTGCGAGTGGGCTTGGAGCGCCAATGCGATTGATACTCCGTCTTTCGTTCTGTGCGCACGACAGGCCATCGCCAACGGGTGCCTGTTTGTGCATGGGGTCAAAAATAAACAGCAACTCGAATCAATTTTATGAATCGTCGCGCATTTCTGAAAGGCGGATTTTTAATTACGTCCATCAAGATTCCCATCGTCGAAAAACCAGGACCTTGGAAGCCAATGATATGTGAATCCGGGTCAGATGAATATTCTTGCATCAAGAATGCGCAGGCCGAAGCCAATCGTTGCAATATCGAAGTGAGGTTCACTTTTAACTATCACCGCCATTATTGCGTTTTCCCAGATTGCACATGGACAAAAACGGATGATTCATTGGCTTGACTTTAATTCAGGCTGGTGTGTCGGTGGTTTGAATATTTTATCTCCTGTCCAGCCGCGATTGACTCGTTCCCGTATCGTCGAGTCTCTCATTCCAAGCTGCCTTGACCACTGCGCAATCGTATGAGTTTCTCCGCGCCATTCGATCCATTTGTTTCGACGTGTGTTGTTCGATTGCTCTCCAATCGTTGACCATCGGCAATTAGCTGGGAAGTATCCTAGATTGTTATCAATGCGATCCAAGCTCAGGCCCGGCTTATAGCTTTTGCCCATGTCTTTCAGAAATCCTGTGAAGTCCATCCATGACTCGCAAACCTTTATTCCGCGCGCGCCGTAATTGTGGAATTGCTGAGACTTTGGATTAAGGCAACGAGTTTTCATAGAGTTCCATGCGTGATAAATAGGATTATAGCCCGTACTCATGCCGTGCTTGGTGTGTGTATCTCGCTTCCAGCATCCGCACGATTTGACCCTCCCATTTCGCAATGGCCAACCTCTTACGTTTGTCTTGGTGCCGCATTCGCAAAGACATGCCCAGCCCTTTATTCGTCCGAGGTATTCGATCACAGTTAATCTCTCGAATTTCTTACCGGTCAGGTCTTGTGAAGGTTTCATAAATGATTGACTTTTAACTAGAGACGGAGTAGTTCAAACGCAGAAAGCAGTCCCTGTTAGAAGCAGGACATAAATTTCGCCCACTGCGCGGTGACACGGATTTCGCTTCAGGCCGGACGTTTTCGATAACGTCAAAGTTGGTTCTTCAAAGGCCACAAGAACACCATTCGGAATGCGATCTGCCCAAATAGGGCACTTCCCATACTCCGGCACTTTAACAATTTGGTGCGGTGTGGCTGGCACTTCCATTCACTCTACACCTACAAATCGCAAATGTAAAGTATGGCATGTGACCCAGTCATCGACTACCTCACGCAGGAATCGGGGCGCTATCTGGCTGACTTGATCGCCAGGCGCGTCTTTGGACAATCCCCTTGGCTAACCCTCATCCGCCGCGCTGAGTTCCCTGCCGCAATGGGCGAGACAATCTCGCGCCTGATCTATGAGCGCATGGCTCCCGTCGTGGCGGAACCTGTCTGGCACGACATGGTTATTGAAGATGGTGCTGAAGGAGGTTTGTGCTTGCCGCCCGCCGAAACAATAGGCGTGGGATCAACCACATACAACTTCAATCTCAAGCGGCGAGTCATCAATGGACCTGACTTCTGCGCGGAAAACCTGCGCCCGAAGTTTAGCCTGATGCAGCAGCTAAACGACATCTCTGGAGTTCTGGCTGACTACATCACCATCGAATGGGAGATTCGAGATCGGCACGAGTACTTCCGCATGTGTAAGTACAAAGTCGTTCTCGATCAATGTGGAAGCTCCGCTACTTTCACAGACACAGTGGCTCAGACTTACCCGGCGGTTTGTCCTGGAGGCACTCTGGATCTCGGCACTCTCGCTTATTGGAGAATCCGGTTGTTTCGCGATGGCGCCGGACGGTCGGCGCTGATGAAGCTCAATGGCGCACCTCAGCTCACAGCCATTACTTCTGCGGAAGTTAGCGGAAATATCCTGCGGCTTAATCCTACGCTTCGTCAGGACTTGAATTACGCTTACATGGGATCGCAAATGGGATCACTCGTGCTGGCAGCCTTCGGCGTTAGCTATGCCCTCGGCGGGTTTGTTTTCATGGAAGATATGTTCCCGCGCCGTGGCGAATGCAATGGGGGTGTGTTCGCGCAAACGGCTGCATTCGAACTCAAGAACGCGACCAAGGGGAAAAAGGCAGAAATTCGAGATGCCTGGCAGGTCGCCGGTGTCGAAGAGTCGTTTATTTTCGACCCGGAGGTTTTTGTTCAGCTCGTTCCCCGGCCTATTACAAACCCCGCTGCTCGATTCAACTTCGATCCAGTCAACTACACCGGCGACTGGGCTGCGCTAAACATCCCGGACAAGGTCTGCAACCCTCGCGGTCAAATCATCTTCCATCAGGCAATCATGGCGGCGTCATCGTCGCTTATGCACCCTGAACGAGGCGTGGCCTTCCTTCACTTGCGCTGCGACCCGCAATGCACGTTGCAGTTCTGCGGAAGCGTATAAACCCACCCGACAAAACGATCAACTTTTTTGACCTATGCCAGAAATTAACTCGTCTCAGCCGGTCTCGGTGGGATTTGCTACCACTGACGCCACCCAAGGCACAGCCGCCACATTTGACACGTCCTTTTGGACGGACGGATGTTTCACCGTATTAGCGACCGTTACAGCTCGTGAAACCGTAGATAGCGATGAAGGCGCCGGTTATATATTGGCCGGAACCTTCCTACGCACTTCCGGAGTCACCACTCTTCTGGGATCCGTGACTGCTGTTCACACCGCTGAATCAACTGGTGGATGGGCCGCGACAATGGATGTGGATAGCGATGGCGACAATGTTCGCGTCCGGGTCACTGGTGCTAGTTCCACAGACATTAAGTGGCTCACCAAGATGGACGTTCAGGTCAATGACTTGACGCCATACAACGCGCTGGGTAACGGCGTGACATTCCCTCCATAAATCATCGCGAATTTGGGCTTGGTTGTTTCGCTCGCCAGGCCCAAATTTAACCAAATGACACGCGATGTCCTGGTTGCGAATGCAGTCGCGCACGGGTTCACAGGTGTTGAAGCCACTGTTCGCGATGCGATCATTCTCGAACTGCTATGGTTTATTCAAGGAGGCACCATGACCAAGGCGCAGTTGCTTCAGGCCGCTTATACTGACGGATTCACAGGAGTTGAACCTGTCATGCGGGATGCCTTGATTTTGGAGCTGCTCTTTCAAATCCTAAGCGGAGGCGGAGGCGGTGGGGGCGGAAATGTTTTCGGTCTTGGTGCCAATTACGGATTCTGCGGCGCTTTTCCGAGTCAGGTGTTGATGATAAAAAACCTCGATACTGGACTGCTTAACAGGATCGATACCGTTGGAGCTGATCCGGTAGTTGGTCCTAAATTTGGAGATGGCTCTACCTGCTGATGAATACGCTTCCGCTATCCGCTGAATGTTGCCCTCCCTGTTGCGACACTGAGACAGTCTCAGTGCCAGGGCCGAAAGGCGATCCCGGTGCTGATTGCACTCCCTGCGAAAACGGTATTGATGCTTTCACACTGAGCGTTGACAGCTTCGATATGCCAGGGCTGGAGGGCGACACACCTTCGATTGAAGTTCTCGATTCGCGATGGATGGTTTCAGGACAAATCGTTTATGTCGAGAGCGCCGGTTGGTTTCGAGTACTTTCCAAAGCCGATTCCACTCATGTAGTTCTTCGAAATCTTGAAACAGCAGGAGGCAGGTACGACGAGAACGCTGCTCCAGGCACTCCCATCGCGCCAGGCCAGGCGATCTCCCCTGGAGGCTTGCAAGGCCAGGATGGCACAAATGGCACTGACGGCACAAACGGCACCAATGGGATCGACGCCTTCACGGTTACAACTGCTGACTTCACTCAACCTGACGGAACAGGAGGAACTCCGAGCGTAGTTGTCGAGGTTGCGAGCAGTCTCTGGATTGGAGTTGGTCAAATCATCTACGTTCAAGGCGGAGGCTACTACGTAGTGACTGCGCTTACAGATCCAACGCACGTCACGCTTTTGAATCTGGAGGACGGAAGCGGCGCTTATAGCGGGAACTCCGCCCCTGGAAACACTGTAAGCGCAGGATCAAATGTAACCGCTGGAGGACTTCAAGGGCCATCTGCATCAGGAGCGGTAAATGCCTCGACAGCTCTTCTCTCCGACGTGCAAGCCAGTGGGGATCCTTCTCAGACCCCTGCATTTGGAAGCTGGCAGACACTGGAGTTCAACACCGTGCTCGATCCTGACAGCATGTTTGTTGTCGCTGCGGGGAACCAGTTTGAGCTTCTTCCGGGACGTTACGCAATCAGCGGATTGCTTTGCGGAGAGCAATGCCAGATGCGTACCCGCATCCAGCGAATAGGCGATGCGACAACGGTGTTGCGAGGAATCCAAATTCACACATTCAATAATGCGGGATCGGTCGTAAGCATAAACGGATGGATAGATGCTAGCGCGGGTGATCTATTTGAATGGCAGTACTACTCGATCAACGATGGCGGTGGTGCTACAAATCTTGGTCTTCCGATGGCCACCGGCGACACTGAAATCTACAAAACTCTACAATTCACGCGCCTGTCAACTGGCCCGGCATTCATTGGAGATGTATCGGCTGAAGGCGACAACTATTGCTTCCACGGAACACCTCCCAACCAGATTCTTAAGCTTACCAACCTTTCCACCGGCTTGTTCAATCAGATCAATTCTTTTGGCATGGACGGAGTTCAAGATGTGACCTTGGATGTAGGAGGACCTTGTTAAATGTCTGTTCGTGCCACGGCACTTTCGAGCGATGGATTCCAGGTAATTTCGAAAGGCGTCCAAAGTGGGCTTCCGCCCAACACGCTCCCTCGTGATCAACTGGCGTGGCTGGTCAATGGCACAACGCGCAACGGGTTCCCTCGCCAGCGTCCAGGCTGGTCCAAGCGCGCGCTGACCGGCGATGCCATCACGACCGGTCTCTTCCAAGGCGCAGGGATATTCAAGCACGCCAATGAGCTTGTTCTCTCTCGCGCAGGGAGAATTTACGCAATCAACCTGTCTTCTTACGTCGTTCGCGAACTCACTGATCCCGCTGATCGCAACTCGCCAATCCTTCGCCGGGCCTGGTTCTGCGAAGGAGCGGGTTTCGAATTCGTTCAGGACAATCAGGCAAAGTGCTTGATTTACGATGGCGCAAATATGCGCCGCTCCGACCCATCGCTCTTGCAGGTCCCTACTGGTTCTTGCATGGCTTACGCCAGCGGGAGGCTTTGGGTTACGTTGCCGGGGGCGGTCACCTACGCAGGCAGCGATCTGGTCTATGGAGATAGCGGTACCGCCGCCTACGGGCGCAGGGACGCAATCACATTTTTCAAAGAGAACGTTCTTTACAGTGGCGGAGGAGCTTTCGGAATTCCATTCGACGCGGGCGAAATCACAGCGATGGTGCCACTCGCACAAACTGACACTTCGCTGGGTCAAGGGCCTCTTCAAGTGTTTACTACAGGAGGTGCTTTCTCGGTTAACGCGCCGTTTGACCGCGCTACCTGGGCACTGGTGACGTTTCCAGTGCAATCTGCCTCGCTTCTCGGCGCTGGATTTCTCTCCGACTGGGCAGCCAACAACGTCAACGGTGACATTTGGGGTCGAGCGGTGGACGGAGTTCGTTCGTTCCAGGTCGCCCGCCGCGATTTCGGAACTTGGGTTAACGCGCCTTTCTCACAGGAAGTAACTCGTGCCCTCGAAAACGACACTCGCGACTTTCTTGGCTGGTCTAGCGGAGCGCTTTTTGACAATCGCCGGATTCAAACCATAGCGCCTTACAGTGACTACGATAACGGCATCCTGCACCGAGGACTTGTCGTGCTCGACTTTTACCCGCTGGGAGGCATGGCTTCTCACGTCTCCGCGCCTGTTTGGGATGGTGAATGGAGCGGCCTGCCGATCCTTCAGGTGCTTGGCGCGGTCATAAACGGCCAGGAACGTTGTTTTATCATCGCTTTAGGTGCTGGCGAAGACATTCAGCTTTGGGAAATTAGTCGTGATTCAAACTATGACAACGATGGTGCAACTGATCGGCATATCTCCTGGCAAATTGAAGGCGCATCCTATAACTGGCCTGATGCAGGTTGGGGCCTTAAGCAGCTAGAGTTTGGGGATACTTGGTATGATCAACTTCAGGATGAGGTTACTTTCAGTCTTTATTTTCGGCCAGATCAAGAACCTTGCTGGCAAGAATGGCATTCGTGGAGTTCCTGCGCAGTGAATAAGACCTGCGAAAACCCGGTTGATCCTGACACCGGGTGCGCGTCGGCACCTCCAAATTTGCAACCGCAGTATCGAGTGCGACACAAGTTTCCTCAATTAGTCAACGTCTGTAATCCAATTACCGGAAAGCCTTATCGCCGTGGATACGAGTTTCAACCCCGCCTGGCTATTCAAGGCCCATGTAGGATCAAGAAGTTCCGCCTGTGGGCCAGCGACGTTCCAGAAGAGCCGGTCGGTGGATGCCTCGATGACAGCGTGTGCAAGACGCTTGACTGTTGCCTTCCTGATCCTCTCAGCTACATGATCGAAGACTTGGGTTGCCAAGGATCTCCAAACATTGAGTCGTTTGCAGTTGATCCAGAGGAAATCAACATAGGCGATTCCGCTCTGATTTCTTGGGGTGCAATTACAAATTCCAGCTCAGCTTCTATCGATCAAGGAATTGGATCAGTCACCACCAGTCCTGGATCTGTATCCGTCAGTCCAACGGTAACGACTACTTACACTATTTCTGTGCAATGCGGTGCTTCCATTGTAACTCGTTCTGTTACAGTTTTCGTTGATCAAGTTCCACCTCCTGTGCCACCGGTTGTTTATGTGCCGGACGATGGCCTTCCTGCAATGTCTTGCAGTCCATCCGTATTTGAATGGCCCTGGCTTGAAACTGAACATTTTGTGCGTTATCCGAGCAGCGGAAATCATGCAGATGATCCGAATTCGATCCTCGATCCTGATCTAATCTCTTGGTGGGCTTCTCAAGTTGAAGCGGCTTTTCTTGCGGAGATAACAACCAGCACATCGCACACCCTTTTTTGGCAATGGTCTGAAGCGAGTGATTCCTGGAATGCCTTCCAACTGTGGAGCACTGGATCTCACATTCACTACATAAGTCCAGGCTGGACAATCGCTGTGGCTTACTGCGAATAGTAACGCTCGACTTATTCGGTCATCTGGCGTAATGAGTAGAGCAGCATGGATTTCCGATTAACCACGCCTGTTCTCGACCAAAACTGCTGGCCAGCGCTTCCTCAGAGCTTCGTCAACGAGATTTTTGGAAAAACCCGCGGTCAACTGGAAGATCTGGTTGGTGTTATTGCGAGTCAAACCACTCCATCACCTGCCGACCGCAACAAGCTCTGGGTCAAGCTCGACGGGAGCGACAATCCAATCGGAAGGTTCTTTTACGGTAACGGCGTGGCGGCATGGGTATGGCCTTACGACGACGACGCGCGAAAGTTGATCCCAGGCGAACGCAGGATCTGGCTGGGTGATCCTGCTGCCATCCCAACACTGGGCGGTGGCACCGCTGGCCCAGTTACACTTTCCACCGGACCATTCTGGGAAATTGATACGCCTTTGTTTGACGGACGTGTACCGATGGGCGTAGGAGCTATTCCTGGGGCAGTTCCGGCGCATTCGCTAACCAGTGGCGAGCAGTACGGAGAAGCCGCACACTTGCAGTTGGCCGACGAAGTTGGTCCTCATCCTCATCCGCTTGCAACTGACACGTCCTTGATGAACGCGGACGGCTCAGTCAACGTGAATAATACTGGATCAACAGGCCCAGGATTGTTCATCGGTCTCACGGGCGACTTCACGACTCCGCTATCCGTGCAAAACAATGAGTACACCGACCCGGTTGCTGGTCAGCAAAAGATTCCAATCATTCCACCAACGGTGGGTGTTTATTTTCTGAAACGCACGATTCGAATTTTTCTTCAAGGATGAACATGGTTCCATCCAATTCCATTCGCAATTCTTCTGGCGGCTGCTCGGCATATTCCAAACTTGGCAGCGAACGAAGATTTTTCCTTGTATGGAATCTTATCATATCTATCTCGGATAGCTGCTACGTCTTTTTCAGTGAGCTTAGACCTTGGGGATTCTTCACCTCTCCTGACGGTAAGGAATTTAAAACGACCTCGGCGAATGGCATCGTGCATATTCATTTTTTGAGTGCCTTCATAAAGGTGGTGAGGATTTCCGCAAAGCACATTGTCACACTTATGGCAAATGCGTGCTCCTGGTTTTATCTGTCCATAAAACGATTTCCAAATCGCCTTATGGAACGGCTGTTGCAAACCTTTGTAGCAAATCGTGGGGTAGTAACACCCTTTGTGAATTTTCGCTCCGATTATAGGCCAGCATTCATTGACGGTCTTTCTATCAATCCTTTTCCACAACCTAAAGTCTGCCGTAGCGAGCTTTTGTTTTTGTTGCGATTGTATGCCTCTACGTCCAAGTGCAAGCATGGCTTCGCGATTGAGTTTCCAGCGCAGCGTCATTCGTTCGGATTGATTCATGGTTAGCCAATAACACAAACGAACAATATGCGCAACCTGGTTTTCAAAGCTGTCTCCCCCATCGTCTCCCGCGGCACTGGCATCTGCGACCGCTCCGCCCTGCTTGACATCACAAACGAGGCTCAAGAACGTTTGCTCAACCGTAAAGACGCTCCTGTCGGTGCGCTCGTCCCATATCGCTTTTGTAGCAAAGAACACTGTCTCGTGCTTCCCCGCCAGGTCGTCGCCGTGGAAGGATACAGCGTCTGCGGAGTTCCAGGAACAGTTCTTCCTGTCTGGTACACCCACCACGCTAATGGCCCTGGCGCCGTCTGTCACTTGAGCGGCTGCGGCGGACGAGCCATCGACCAAGGCACCGTTGTCTCTTTCGAGAACGTTCACGGAAACACCGATGGCACTGGAAACTATATTCGAGTTTATGCTCAGTCCTCCACCGACGTCGGCAAGCGGATTATCCTGAAGTACTACCGCGCCGACACGCGCGCTCCGCAGTACACCAGCTATGACGGCGCCGTGCAGGAAGGTGAGGCGATCACGTTGGTCGCTCCGCCATCCTACGCCATCACCACGAGGACTGTTATGCGCCAAGGTCTTTATGGAGCGGTGAAGGACATCACGGAGTATCCGATAAATCTCTACGAATACAACGGTCTTATCAACCTCCGTATGCTGGCGTGGTACGAACCTGGCGAGACGATTCCGATATACCGGAAGATGTACCTTCCTGGCCTCTCAAACGTAGGTTCTTGCAACAACAACTGCGGCGAGGACTGTCCGCCACCCGACCCGGACGAAACCTGTGTGCGCGTCACCGTGGATGCCTTGGTCAAGCTTCAGCACATCCCAGTTATCCAGGACAACGACCCTCTGGTCATCGGCAATACTGCTGCGCTAAAGCTTATGGCGATGGCTATCCAGCGCGAGGAACAGGAGCGGTTCACAGAGTCTGCCGCGTTCGAGGCAAAAGCAATGGCTGAACTGGAAGGAGAACGAGCCAGCTATCTTGGCGCGTCAACTGTCATGGCCCTGCAAGTCCAGGATCGCACTACCTTTGGCGTGGCCGGAGGTGACGAATATGGTGGCTTCTACGGCGGGTCCTGGTGGGGAGGTGTCTGGTGAGTAAGGAGGCTTTATGGGCGCAATAGGTGTAGGACTTGGTGCATTGATTTTCGGTAAAAAGGGGGCTTTTGGCTCAGTCCCAGACGTGCCTGGGCTGGATGCGATCAATCCTTCCCAGTTGCAAAAAGACACCGCCGCTGGAAATCAGGGCGTGCTGCCTCAAGCCACGGCATTGTCTCAGGCTATCAACGCCAACAATGCGACTCAATTTCGTTCATTGCTCAACATGACGGTCCCTGGAGCCTGGGACCAGGCTGTCAAAAATACCAATAGCCAGCTTAGGGGCGAAGTCTCACAGGACGTGGCTTCACAAGTGGACAATTACACCAATGCGCTGGCCTTGCAGCTTGGCGTCGGCGGAAATTCTCCGTTTAGAGTCGGACTCACCGGAGGTAAGTTCCTACAAACAAGCCAGCAGATCCAGCAGCAGGGTTTTCAAAATTTTGGCCAGCTCGCTTCCATGACTCCGAAGCAGTATGACTTCACCAATAGCTTCCTAAATCCCGCCACTCGTTACCAAATGCAAAACCAACAAAACGAGAATCAGTTCGCCAGAGATTTCACCGCCAATCAACTTGGTGCTATGGCAAGTCCATTCGCTCGCGCCATGACTCAGGGCTTAATCCAGGACGAAAGTACTATAACCGGATTGGTTGGAACTGCGGCGGGCGCTGCGGGAGGCGGAGGCTTGTGACCTGCGCCAATCCGTTATGCAAGAAAGACCTTAAAAATGGAACTGCTGTTTCACTTTTCGGCCTGACGGTATGCCAAACCTGTTACTACGCTTGGCTTACGATCAATCGCGAGACGCATGATGACAAAGAACCCGCCCATTTACATCCTCTCGACTTGCAGGAAGATTGAATTGTTACGGGCTGCAACGCTTGTTTTTGATACGTTACGGATTGGATTCCCGGATTCCCAGGTTCACGTTTGGACTAACTCGCCGATGGCTGAAGCCCGCAAGGCTCTGGAAAAGTGCGCATTGCGCGCCGATTGCGAGATACGTCATATCGACACTATCCATCACAGATGGATTGAGATGTTGGTCGGAGACAATGACGAACCGTTTTGGATTTGCGACACGGATGTCATATTTTGGAATCGCTGTGACCTATGGAACATGCAAGGGAAGTGGCTTTCCGGTTGCCTCACGCCGGGCTTCTACGACCGATTTACTCGCTGCAAAACCATGCCGCGTCTGCATACCTCTCTGCTCTACATCGACCCGGAAAGGCTGCGTCTGCGGCTGCGGGAATGGCGTCAGGGAATCCACTTCACTGAATTCAACCCCGCGGTAAACCTTTACTATCCTTTGACGTTGCCTCCCAATACGTTTTACGACACTTGCTCGCTGCTTTATCAAGCAGTCGGAGGAAGTGCGTTTAGCCCGGCGCAACTCGCCTGTTACGAGCACCTGCACTGCGCCACTTGGGTTGACCTGATCGAACCGACCTATCCCGGCATGAAATCCCTTCACGAGTCATTCTTTGAACGCCCCGATCTGGCCCGTGGCCTTCGCGATGTTCAATCTAAATTCTATGCCGCAAACGCAATTTGATCCGCAGGTGGTCGAGCAGCCATCTTTGCACGAGTTCTGCCGTGAAGTCTGCCTTGGCAACTCCGATGCGATGGACTTTTGCAATTCCTGGTTCATTTACTGCCATGCCATTGACGATCTGATCGACGATAACGAGCGCCCCAAGCCGGAGCGTCTTCTGGAAGTCTTCATCCAAGCCAACGTTCTGTTCTCCTGCGCTTTCTACGTCGCCTTTCATGTCTCCCTACAGCCCATTGTTTTGCTCATCACCAATGCCTATGCCGACAGCGTGGCCTGGGAAGCGTCTCCTGAACCTCATCGACGCGCCATCGCTGACGTGATACGCTGTTGCGGTAACGATATGTTTTTCGCCGTAGCCATGATTTGCGGAGGTTGGAAGCACGCCCGCTCGCTCAGCCCGCGCATTCGGGAACGGTCGTGGATTTTGCAACACGAATGATATGGCACTGAATACGCAACTGATCGCCCCGATTGGAAAGGACTTTGAGTTCCCGCAAGGACAGGACAGCCTAGGCGCGTTCTTTGGTGGCGTCACCAGCGGTTACGCATCGGCACAAGCAGGTAACGAACGCCGCGCCACCGAGAAACAAATCAAGAGCGATTACACCTCAATGTTCGGGAAAGGCCCATCCCGCGACGAACTCAACGAGCAGCTCAAGTCACGAGGCATCCAGCCAGGAAATTATCTGACCGACTTCGCTCGCGGTTATCAGGGTATCCCGGCTTCACGGAAGGCTCTTGGCGATCCAATGTTCGGCCTGAATGCCGAGCATCAATCCTTGGAGAACCAGCAGCTTCAGCAAACCAACACCCTGCGCGACCAGCTCTCCAAAAACGCTGGCGACATCGTTCATCAGTTCGGAAATCTCAGCGACACTGAGTCCAGGCTAAAGTTCCTCCAAGACCATGCTGGAATCAGCCTCACTCCTGAAGGACAACACCTGTTTAGCACCCTTACCAATATCACAGCAGGTCTGGGCAAGGTCGAAGCTGCCACTGCGCTTGGCCAGGCCAAAATTAGAGACGCCAAACATGCCGCTGACTTGATGGAATACGGTTTTCGACTTGATCAACCGGATACACGCCCGACTGCGGAGAAAAACTTTCAACTGAACAAGGTGATTCTACCATTGGCGGATAAAATGGGAGTTCTTCCGAATGACATTCCGAGTGATTGGTTCGACGCCAGCGGCATTGCTGACTTGAGCAAGGTGATGACTGGACTAGCCACGATGCCGAAACAAAATTTCAGTCCCGTAGATTTTACAAATATAAAACCCACGCCAATGTTGGATGACAAAGGCGATGTCATCGCTTTTGGGCTTCCAAACGGCAGAGGAGGAATTCATTACGTCACGCCGGGGCAGGGTGGCCAGGTGACGTTCGGAGTCGCACCCAACGGTCAGCGCTATGTCACGACCGGGAAAGGAATCCACCTTCTGCACGACATTGAGCATGAGGCGAAAGTTAAAGTCGCCGTGACTGGATTGAACGATGTGAATCAGCGGATTCGAGATCTCGAATCCAGTACTCGGTTGAAGCCCGAAGAACGCACCAAACGTTTGGACCCGTTGCTGAAGCAAAAATCCATTTTGGAGAGTACTCTGAAGGCTGCATTGCCGTCATCCGATCCCAGCCCAGCCATCACTCCAAGCACTGAAGTAAGTCCTGCCTTTGAAGTTCCTGTTGCTGCACCGGGAGAACCTATTTTCAAAACTCGTGACGCGGTAAAAGGGGCTTTCAACGCTGGCAAACTTTCCAAGGAAGAAGCCATCACGATTCTCAACGAACAATTCGGACTTCCAAAATGATCCGTGGCAACCGCCGAAGAGTTTTTAACCGGGAAATCGGCCACTGCCGAAGAGTTTCTTTCCGCTAAAGAACCAAGCGCGGCAGAATTTTTAGATTCCTCTCCGAATCCGGCCACAGAACAGCGCAGAGGATTTCTTTCCAGGGTGTGGTACGGGATCACTCATCCCGGAGAGATTCAATCGTCAGAGATTCCATTCACACAACGCGAGGCGACGGCCGGTACTGCTCCTTTGCTGGGGGAGGCACCTCCAGAAATGATTCCGAGAATTGGCGAAAAAGGAACGTTCACTCGCGGCATATCTGATGTTGTTTCAGGGTTGGTTGAAGGAGTAGTTACGCCTGAAGGCCAGTTACTTGTTGGTGCCGCAACGGTACCTCCGCTCATGCCGATTGTTAGAGCGGCCACGGCTGCGATTGGCGTCAAATCCACAATGGAAGGATTCAAAGAAGGTGCCCAAGCTTTCCAGACAGGAGACAGAGAACAGGCAGGAAGGGCCGTAGGAAACCTAATCGCTGGCGGCGCTATGGTGCGAGGTTCTGTAGCTGGTATTTCAAGAACGCAAACGCCGTTGACCGAAGTTGCTGCTCGAACATCGGAGAAGGCCGCCTCTGAGGCAGTCAAAGAACCCGCTCCGAAAGCTACTGAAGAGCCGTCAGCAGGCGCACCTCAGGCGATGCGCGCCGAAACTCCAGGGCCAATCGAAGATCGCCTTGGTATCACTCCAGTTCCAGTCAATGTCATCGTCAATCACTTGCAGGGTTTGCCGTCTGTGATCGAAGGCAAGCTGCGTCAGGCCAGCGGCGAGACGATGCCAAAGACGACGATGGCCAATCGCGAGGCCGGTGAAGCTGGCGCTCGTTACGGTTCATCTCAGATTTATGGCCCATACGCAGCCAAGGCGCTGAGTAACGAAGTGCTTCCGATGGATTCGGCTATTGATCCCGTTCAGTTCGGAGCCGCTTTGACCGAACAGAACTTGAGGGGTCGTCGCGTGGCATTTCAACGCCAATCCAATGCCGAGCGTGCAGCCGGAAACATCAAAGAATCCGATCGTTTGCAAGATATGGCAAATAACGTCACGACAATGGTCGGCCAGAAAGGAGTATTCAAAGATGAGGCTGCACTTCGAGCATTCACGAATCATCCAGAAGTTCAGGCAGCAGTTGATAACCTTGCCCGGCTCTACGAGCAACGCATCGACCCGCTGGCAGAACAGGCGGGACTTGATCCGACGCAGAAGCCAGAAGTTGGCGATTTGTTTCCGAATCAGAAAGGGTTCATCAACCTCTTTGTGCCGCAGGAAGGCGGAGTCCCATCGACAAGAACCGTCTCTGGCGTGAATCCGATTGCAACGATGAAGCGCGGCACGAAGTTTCAGCGTCAACGCACAGGAGCCAGCGATAAATATGGGGTCAATTTCCATGACATGGTTTCCAACGCTTACAGCGGATTCTTGGAAGTGGCGCGAAAGAACGAATTCGATAAATCTCTGGTCGATTCTGGTCTTGCCGTTATTCAAGACGAACGGCCAGGACCGGATTTCACTTTCTTTCCTTACGAGCGACGGACTGTTATCGGGCTAGAGGATGGAAATCTCGCGTTCCGCAACAATATCAAAAAGAACATCTGGGTACGAAATGACATCTCCCAGGAATATTCCACGGTTTCAAATCTTTACCGTAATCCATTCAAGGAAGTATCGGCTACCCACGCAGGATCAATCCTGACGCGCTTTCAGATGCTTGGCATACTCGACGCCGCCTATCACACGCGGGCGCTCCTGAAAGGCATTGGAGAAGTTCCCATGACCGGAACGATCTCTGATCCAGTAATGAGCACGTTCTTTAGAAGCGATTTGATTCCGAAAGCGAAACGACTCATAGAAGCTGCGTTCCTTGAACCTGCCGAACGGCAGGAAAGATTAGCTTCATTGGCTGACATCGGAGCACTGTCAGCGCATCAGCCGTATTCTTGGACGGCTCCGATCAAATCTGCTGTCCGTTTCACGGAGGAAAATGTGCGGTTAGCCTTGGACAAGATATTTACCGATCTATCTTATGATGGAAGGTTCCCAGATACCGAGACAGCCCGACGCGAATTTGTAAATCGAGGATTGCAATACAACATGCGGTTTCAAGGGCCTTTCGTCCGGGCATTGAGGCAATCCACCTTTGGTCCGTTTGTCACTGCTGGACGTGCGGGGCTTGCGCGTGGATTGCGAAGATACGTTTTGATGGACTGGGCGTCTCCAACTGACACACCATCGCGGGTCTGGGTTGCAGCTAACGTTCTTTCGAAGGCTGCCGGCACAACGCTCTTGGTCGGCTTGCTGAACCATCTCCGCACTGGTGATTTCGGAGGCAGAGAAGGCACGCCATTGGGAAATGTCGATACCGGTTTGGATGACGAAGACGGAAATCCTCTGTCAGTTCCAGTTGCCGATATGGTTGGGAACGAGATTCGCGGCGGAAAGGCAGTTGGTTTGCGCGCGGGCGTGACGGCTTACAGGCAGGGATTGGATTGGGACCAGATTTCAGAGGCGATGGTTCGAGAATCTGTGAACACAATCTTGCATCCTGGTCTTGGGCCATGGCCACAAGCAGGAGCAACCGCATTATTTGGACAGCAAATTGGACGCGGATTGCCAGAAACTCCGAAAGTTCCTCCTGGCGAAAATCAGTTGGCGTCAGATTTGAAAACGGCTGGGGAACACTTGAATCCGATTGTCGCAGGCGCCGTCGAAAAAGCGCTCGGAGTAGAATCGACCTTGAAACCGTTGGAAAGCAGCCGTGCCGCGCTGGGAGTGGTCAAGGGAATTAAATCCGAACGGTTCGAGGCTATGGACAGAATCGTCAATGGATCGCAGCTAAAAGACTTTGCCGATCAAGTTGCCAAAGATGCTCGAAAGTTGCCTATTGAAGAACGGAGAGATTTCTTACGAGATCAAAAAGACCGCGTCGACGCCTCTTTGCAACGGCAGTACCAGAACCTCATGCAACGCCTGCATCCATCACTTCTCAAACACGAATGATGGGAGTGCTTGCTAAAGAAGATATTTCCTAATCAGTAGAACCGCAACGATTTTCACCGTTTGCGCGAATGTGACAATCATGGAAACCGGGTCCTGCCAAAGACCATGCTTTATAGCGAACCACCAAAGTTTGAACCAACAAGTCATAACTTCTCGCTGCGTTGTCCTCGTGTCATTAGTCAGATTCTTCTTGAGTATTTTTGCTTCACTTGTTGAAGTGCGATCCACTGTTCATCTCCGACGATTGGCTTTTGAGACTGCATCTTTACTTCACGTCGCATTGATTGAATCGCGAGTCGAATAATTTTTGCCCGGGCTGCATGGTATTTGAACTGTCGCTCAAGTTCTTCAATGTCTCGCTGAACATCAGAGAACGTTTTAGAGATCCACTTTTCAGCATTCACATGACAAATCGCTCATTGAAAATACGATTCCGCGACAGAACAATTCCGAGTCTTCGATCACGTCGAAGACAGCATGTGGAATATCAGTCTTGAATGACCACGAATAGGTTTCATCATCGCACCAGAGAGCTTGGATTTTCGACAGCTTTCCTTTCTTGCGCGAAAAATAAGCTTCAAGCTCGTCATCATCAATTTGGTCCCGTTTAAGAACACCCTCCTTGTCAATCAAAAGTTCCGTTCCTTCGTAGACTCCCGTTGGACGTAAAACTAAACCACCGACTTTATCGAAGATAGCTCCTCGTAATTCAACCAGATCGTCGGAGGAACCGAAGACCACGACAAGCCCGGCCTTACTTGCATTTTCAGCTTCCGAATCAGAAATCTCTTCTCCAATCTGGCGACCGTTAAGTTGTCGGGCGAGTTGTTCTTTAGTCATTTCAAAATCTCCTGTTGTTTCCATGCGCCTTCCTCTTTCCACACAAGCACGAACTTGATCCAGGGATATTCCTTAGCTGCGAATAGAAGGCTCTTTCGAGCGTCGTCACGCATAAAGCCCTTGCATTCATAGGCGGTAATCTCGAAAGCATCACTGAATGTCATATCCCACTGCGGGGCGGTCTTTACTACAATCCAATCAGGCCGATAGCGGACCCCATTGCACAGAGAAAGCGTGATAGATTCTTCGTACACTGATTCCGACTTCGAACGTGACAAAGACTTCAAATACAATCCCCAATCTCGGTGCAGCTTTGTTGCGACCTTGTGAGACTGCTTAATTCTCGATTGCTTTGATTCCGCCATGGTTCCTATCGTTCGTTCAGTACTCGTAAGGTTCTTTGGCTTTGACCAAGTTCCGTCTGAGTTCTGGACGTATCCGTCATGGTAACTATTTCGGAAGGCTGGTTCATTCATTCTGGTTTTGTATTCATCGCAATCCTTTTGCAAAATTGGAAGGGCGTGATGGATTCGAACCATCATCTAACAGATCACGTTTGCTTTGCCGATTAAGCTAACGCCCTTTTGGTTCATTCATCGCGTCCGCAGCTAAATATTTTTTGGTTCCGTGCTCGTCCACACCACGGGCAAAACTTGAATGGTACGCCTTTGTATGGCCTGCCATGCAAACGTTCTATTATGCACATGGTTACGATTAGTTTTTCGTTTCGCGTCCATTCAGCACAGCAATCCGGTTCAGAAGGTAAAAGCTCTTGTTCGTTGTTCATTTAGCTTGGCATCTCGGAAACGAAGTCCTGCTTACAGAACGGTATGGGTTTGTTTCGCTTGGGAGGTCCGCCATTGAGTTCCTCAAGGTGTTTCATCTCGAAATCGAAGGCCATTGAGAACTCGGAAATGGCCTGCCTGATGGCAGATTGGATCTCGTGGTCACGCTGGACTTCGATCACGAGAGCCGGAAAGTGACGACGATAGCTAACGAATTTCCACGTAGAAGCGCCGGTCACGAACATGGAACCGTGTACTTGAGCGGCATATTCCTTTGGAAGAGCGCCTTTCACTAAATATCCAACGTGTGTGTGCGGCGCGGGACACTTGATCTCGACTCCTACGTCACCGATCATACCGTCCGGTGAACACCCGCACTTTCCATCATCAGTCGTGATGAACCCGACGCGCTGAATTGATACGCCGTACTCGAGTTCATACCAAGGCTTGGCCTCGTCCTCAAGAATACTTCCCATTTCAGTGTCGAACGAGTTCACGCCAAGCATAGGAGCGCCCATCCAAGCCTCGGCCAGCTTTTTGTAGAGGTAAGTTTTGGGCATCTCTCCTTTTCTGATCTCGAACTGAGGCGTCACGAGGTTGTCGAACTCACTCGCGGTCGGAATGCCGCATCGGCGCATTCCCCATTCCAGACTGCCTTGGGTTTCAGGATGAACAATCATAAAAGTGAATCCTTGTGGAGACCTGCTTGGATCTCAATTCGTTGCAGGAAGTTTTCGAGCAACATTGGAATGTCGATGTCGATAGACTTCAGGTGTGGAATCGGAACGTCTCGAAGAGACTTCAAATAAGCCTCTACCTTGGACTTGTCCGGGGCTTTAGCCGCCTCTCGGCGTGCTAGTTCAACGCGCTGTTTTTCTTCTGCTTCAGCCTTGGCCTTGGCCTCCAGTTCGGCGCGTGCCTTTGCAGCCTCTGCTTCAACACGCCTACGCTCCTTCTGCTCGGCTTCGAGTTTCTTCCTAGATTCCTCGGCTGCGCGATCTGCTTCGGCCTTGGCCTTGCGGCGCTCTTCAGCACGCTCAGCTTCAATGCGATCACGCTCGATCTTGGCCAGTCGTTCTGATTCGGACTTTTCTGCCGCTACCTTTTTCCGTTCCTCTTCTCGTTCTTTTTCGATCCTACGGCGTTCGAGTTCCTGTTGCTTTCTAAGTTCCTCTTCGCGCCGGACGTTCTCTTCGTGCTGAGCCTTAAGGCGTTTCAACTCCTCCGCCACACGCGCGCGCTCCAGTCGGTCGGCCTCTTCCTTGGCTTTCTTTTCCTCTTCAGCCTTTGTCGCGGCGTCGATCTTCGCCTGCCGAAGAATCTTCGAATCCTCGATCAACTTTACGAATTGAATCTCTGTCAAATCGGATAGGTCACCTATAATCGGGTTCTCGTTGACTTCGCGCAATGAGGTCTCGCGGGAGACTTTCAGTTCTGCCTTCACCTTGGCTGCGTGACGTTCGGCAAACTGCTCAGATTCCAGCAGCCTTGATTCAAGGTCTTCGATCTTCTCTCGGATGATTCTGGCAGTTGCGTCGATCTTGCCGGTGCGAGCCTTCAGGTGCTCAACAAGACCCTTGCGAGTCTTGTCCATGTTCACGCGGGCGTCTTTGAGTTCAAGTCTTGCCAGCCTCGCCTGGGCCATCTCCGTTTTTTGCGAGATGTCCGTGACTTTCAATGAGTCAACTTTGGATTCCCATTTTTGAAGCGTGGTTTGAAACGGTGCGAAGATGACTTCGAGCGGTTTAGCTGTGTCGAGTTTGTCCACGTCCACCGGCGCTGCCGTGAGTTCAAGTGTTTCGGTCATCGTCCTCTCTCTTTCTTTGATAGTTGGTCATCCAGAATCGAGTATTTCACCGCAGGGATTTCCGCGAACGTTTTGGCTCCCGCAAACTTAAGGAAAGCCTCTTTGTTGCTGTTGGTCTCGGCCACGCGCCTTTCGAGTTCGAACGCCTGATCCTTTGTGATTGGTCCGCCTTCAAGCTTGGCGTCGTTGTCCAGATGTGAAATTACGATGTTCAAAGCCTCGGTGAGCGCAAACCTCTTCGCGTATGTGGCCGCCGATCCGTCTGCTTGACTCTCAGTGCTGCCGGGCGGGCCGGCCCCGATCCTGACGGCGAAATCATTGCTGCGCTTGTGTCCTCCGACGTGCTGAAGCGTGCAGGTTGATATGATTCTACCCTCATTGAACCGACTGGAGAAGCAGACTGTGAATCCGTGCTTCTGAAGCATGGGTCCTACCTGCTCCATGATGTCCTCGAATGGCGCGAACTTGTAACGCACTGTTCCGTCACGATTCGGGACCGGTTTGGTTGCCTGCACGTTGGGCGTTTCGGCCTGAAGCCGCACGAACGCCGCGGCGAACTGCTGCTCTGCCTGGATAGCCATCATTTTTAATTGCATGTCCAGAAGCTTGTCGAGCTTGTTCACGTCAACGGACGCATCACTGGCGACCTTCATAATCGCGGCCATGATGTTGGATGCTTGCGGCTCGGCTATCGTAAGTTCCTGCTTAACTAGGTCCGTTGTCATTATTTTACGCCTTCTTTATTCAGAAGTTCTATGGCCTGTAAACATGCTGCTCCGACATCTGTCTCCGTGCAGCAGAAATCCTCCCCGCTGATGCGCACTCGGATAGCGATAGATCCATCTTGGGTTTGATGATCAATTTGCATGATCCATAGCGGCCCAGTGAATCCGGTTTTGGATCTAATTAGATGAAATGCTTCGTTGGTTGTCATTTTTTTATTTGAATGGAAAAGGAAGCAACTCAAGCCTCGTTACCGCTTTAAGATTCGCTTCAAGTTTTACGACTCTAACAGCTAATGACACGATACACGCCCCCAATATGGAAATGCTCAAAAAGACAAACCATTTCTGCTTATTAGTCATCATTCCCAGTTCATCTCCTTCTCAAGTCCAGTCTATGTTTCGTTTTTTCAATTCGCGCTTTATGTTTCTGTACACTTGCTTTCCCCTTGGGGTCAGTACTAATTGACTAGCCCCGTATAATAACCCGCTTCGAAGGCAATGGCTGGACACCAGATCAAACGCATCAAGAGCGCCGCAAGCCGCGTTAAAGAATTCACGTCCTGTTTCCAAATCGGGAGATGGATTCATGGCCTTTAGGGTTTTCTCCAATTCATCTCCTTCTCAATTCCTGCGCTTACCTTCAACTCATACTGTTGCATCACCCAATCCTTCAGCGGGTTGTCGATCTCCAGGAGTAGCCACGCGGCCAGAATCATCGTTGCTAAGTAAAAGGTGAGTTTCATTTGTTTTCATTCGTTCGGAGCGGCAAACCATGAACCAGTTCCGGGAAGTACCACATATCTCCCCATAGAACTCGCTTCTCTTGCAAGTTTTTGTCGTAAACCTCTTTCGTCACCCATTCAGGTGCGATAAACGTGATTCCGATCACCAATGCGACTATGTCCATAAAATCAAAAACAGCGGGCCATAGATCGGCATAACAAGACCAATGCACCTGCTTCTATCCTGCACTGCCTGGCCCGCCGCTCCCCCGCGAGATCCGGCAATCACCGGCTCGAACCCGCCCCGCGCTGCGGCCGCTTGTGACAATCACAACACATAGCGCTCGCTTTGAACTGCGGAGTTGGTGTTCAGGGGAAAATTCATTTCAATAAAGGAACCTTCACTGGTCTGGCTAGGTATTTCATAACTACCGTCTTTCCGTGAAATCCAGTCAGGTTGCAGTTTTTGATTGCCTCCTCTCGAGAAGACGCCCATGCAACGCCGTGCATTTTCACGATGGCTTCTACTTGCCAAACCGATCGCTTATCAGTTTTTGATTTCATCTCACTTCGATAACGCGGCTAGGAAATTAGCCCGATTTGCGGCCTCCACCACACTCGACGTGCCTGGATCGGGGACAACAGGCCCTGCATCTTTTTCATAATATTGTGATTCCACTATGCAATTCCCCGCAAACTCCAGCAGCTTTTGGCATCGCTCAGGAGTATCTCTCCAGTGAGCGAAAAACCCAGGAGCTTCGAGCCTTATCCAAATTCTTCGATCTTTGTTATCCATGACTATCCCCTTCTTATAGGCAAAGGAATGGAAATGATCGTGTATCCTTCTTTCGTTGCAATCGCGAAAAATCCGAAGTCAAATCGCGACCCAACGGTGAATCTCTCGTGACGTGAAACCACAACACGCATGGCCATTTCATATCCAAACTCTTCTTCCGTCACCCATTGCACAACTATTGTTTTCATAGGGTTTTCATCGCAATAAAAACCATGCCGCTTTGACCAGCGCAGCCAGCGCCAGCACGAGTGCCATCGTCCACAGCACCGCGTCTTTCCAATCCTGCCATTGCTCTGCCCGGTCCTGCGCGCGCGCTTCTTCCATTGCGGAAAGTTCCGGAAGCCTCGGTTCAAAGCGCTCTCTGATCGTCGTCAAATCAACAAAGAACTTGTTCTCATGCCTAACGACATGACGAATCGGTGGATCAACAAATTTTCCGTGCGGGTCAATGTAAACCGGAGGATCAACTATTCGATAACCGATGCCGCGTGGCGCATTCGGTCCGTTGATTGCATTGACTGCGCGCCTGTTGATGCGAATCCACGCGCCGTGCTCCCGCATCCATGCAGGTCTGTCCTCGTCTTGGTGGATGGAATCTCTCATGCCACACCTTTCAGTGCTTCAGTCATTATTCTTTTGTGTTGCGCGTCCAGGTCCCGCTCAAGCAGGACTTCTGAAACCGTCGAGGGTTTGACCTTCCGCTTTCCCGCTGGCCTTCCTTGAACCAAGGTCTCCCGCCATTCGCAAGACAGGAGAACTTCGTTCAGTAGGGTCGCATAAGTTTTCCTTTCGAGAACGGCAGACATTCCCGGTCTGCCAGCGGGTTTGACAGGACGCCACTAAGCGACCCGTCGAAAGCTCAGTTGCTCGCCTCTATCTTCGCGTCTCTGGTTTCCTTCCAGGAATCGAAAATTTCCTCCGCGTTTTCGCTGAACCATTCTTGTACCTTTTGATCAATGTAGCAGTAGATTGCTGCGGCCTTCCATCCACTTGGCCATCCTTCATCATTCTTATCTCCAATACCGGCATCGTCGAATGCTTGTTCAATCTCGCTGCCGTAGAGATAAAATGTCGCATCAATTTCATGGGTGTAAATCGGCACGCTGCCGTCGATGATCTCGTGCAATGCGCCTGAATAGTCGAGATCGTTTCCCCAGTCTGGACATTTGTCCGTATCGGGATTCTGCTCAAGATAATTCTCAAGCTCGGTTCGCACGTCGGAAATCGCGCTGTCAACGCGCTCTTGCAACGTGTCTTCAATTTCAACGGTTCGCTTCATAGGTCTGTCAAAAACCGGCCCTCGCCCGGCTTGCGCGCGGTGGTTGCGTCGCGCGGCCCCGCTTTTCATTGCAACAATTTCAGTCACATTTATTGGCCATCCAACTTGCCCAGTTCCTATCTGGCTAACGGGCAAGCCAAATATGCCTTTGATCCTAATCCATTCCTTGCCGTGACGCATAAATCGCTCATGCCGCTTTATTTGTCCGAACCTAATTTGTGTCGTCATACTTCGTTTCGGTTACTTCGCTGTCACTGCCGATAATCTATCCCGAACCGCTTTGAGTGTCAACTGTTTTGTGAAGTGTTTTCGCACCGTTGTTTGAACCAATGTTTGCAAGGGTTTTACGCTGTTTCCCCCACCTCTTGTAATATTGTTTCTCGCGTGCTGCTGTGATTTCCTCTGGGCTTGCGTGCTTCCAAAACGAGCGCGCGTGCTTCAAGTTATTGCGTGCCTTCAGCACACGCTTTGCACTCACAGTGTTGCCACCCCTCCGGCCCAAAAGTGTCGCTGCTTTTGATGTTTCGTCCATGCCATAAAGACTACCCAAAGCGGTTCGCAAGTGTCAAGGAAGGACTGCCGGAAATAAGCGCTTGACATCCAAAGCGGTTCGTCATAGATTGCCCGCGTTGACAGCACAAACCACTAACTAAAACACAAAAAACTTATGAGCCAGCATTACAGCAATCCAGCTCGCGAGAACGAAAAAAACGCATTGCCTGACGTGGAAATCTTCCAAGTGACAAGCGCAAACCTTGCCGAATGTTTCGACGGCCCAGGCTGGTATTGGTGGGCCTGCTTCCCAGGCTGCCTGCCAGACTCAGAACCGTTCGGCCCGTTCGCCACAAAATCTCAAGCCATTGCCGACGCTCAAGACTGCGCTGACTAACTCCCTCACCCCATGACTACTCAACATAATGACAAAACCGCCAGCAATCCCCGAAAGAACTGCGAGGAGTGTGGCTGGCCTCAAGATGTTTGCTGCTGCGAATCAGTCACTCACCCTGACAACCCAACATATGTCTGGAGGTGCGCAGAATGTGGCGGCGATCACGAACCAACCGGTGCTAGATACGATTGCATACTCCATTGGAAACGCAGAGCAATCGTCGCTGAGAATCTAGTCAACGTCGTCAAACACTATGGCCCGTTGCCGTTAGGCATCGAAAGGCCACACATCCTTGACGCGAAGAGCGCGATGGCTGCGGTCACGAGCCAGCGCGACGAACTGCTCGAAGTGTTGCAGGAAACGGTCAAATCGCTCGAATGGTCATTGATGGTAATAGAAGATATCCCAGCCGAGCGCGTTTTATCCCATATGCTCAACCGAGCACGCGCCGCCATCGCCAAAGCAGTGACTTTCTGCCAGTAAACCTCATACGCTGATAACGCTAAGCCCGCCGCGATCCTCTCGTGCGCGGGCTTTTCCCGTTGAAACCGGGAATCGAAAGGCAACAAAACAAACACTTTGCCCCTCGCGTGAGGTCCCACAGCGGTCCTCACAGCAGTTGCCCCTCGTTTCAACGTGAGGGGCTTTTTGTTGTACAATCGCCCTAGGACGATTTGCGCCATATCCACATGCCATCCATGCCTCAAAAACCCCGCTCCGCTTGAATAGCGCACGAATTCAGCCTGTTCTCAGCCTGTTCTCAGCCTGATTCTTAGGTCTGTGCTGGACAATCACTTGTAGATGCTGTCCTGTAGGCTCAATGCAAATGCAAGCTCTGCCTGCTCGAAAGCGTGCTTACGCAAAGAATCGAGCTAAGGGCATGAATATGACGCAAGCTGCTCTGGCTGCGGGATATGCGCATAGTACTGCGAAGACGGCCAGCACGCATATTGAAACCCCGGATGTCAAAGCCGTGTTCAGATCGCTCATGCAAGCGGCTCTTCCACCGAAGTCTCTGGTTGCTGTTGTCCAGGAAGGACTTATGGCTGTAGATACACGTCTTGCTAGCGTGGATGGCAAGTTCACGGATGAACGCAAGGTGCCAGACTACGCTACCAGGTTGAAGTATCTGCAAGCTGCCGCGGAGTACGCTGGATACGTGTCAACTGAGGAAAAGCAGCAATCCAGCGTGCACGTGCTGGCCATGCTGCAATCCCAGCCTGTACTCGATCAACCATCATCACAGCCGGCCATAGACGTGCCCAGCGAGCAAAGCTGATTCTAACGTAAAATACTCATTTGGACCAATGTTCATGCGGTCCAAACGCATATTCACCCACGTTTCGCACAATACTGATTATGTTTAGTTGTGGGTCGAGAAGTAGTTTCCTTTTTCCTTGTCACAGCCGGATAGATGTGGGGCAGCACCCCTTTTGACCGGGTGGACTTGTGATATGCACTCCTTGTGAAAATCATATAATTTTGGCAATCTTAAACATATGACAAAGGTTGATTTAAGGAGAGCGATACGCAGGACAGGGATGAGCGATGACGAAGCGATGGATGCGATGCAGAGAGAGGCATGGCCGCGGGTAGTGAGTGATTTATGTGTGAGGGTTGAGGATGTGGCGATGGAGGACATAGCGAGAGCGGTGGAGTGGCTGGAGACGTATGGGGTGAGGTTTTGAAATGAGTAAGGACGAAGAATTTGCGAAGAGGATGGTGATGATTTTTGAGATTGAGGTAGGGATGGACATGAAGGAGCGTGAGGAAGTAGAGGAGATGAATAGGATGTTGAAGGAATACGGGTGTTTTACAGGATGGGTGATGAAGAAAGAAGAGATTGAAGAAGGCGATAGAAATGGGCAGCGTAAAGCAAGGAAACGGAGGAATTGAATGCGGGCATGGAATTCCCAGAGATGACCTTTCCGGTTGAGCTACGTGGCACCTATGGCCAACAGACACGGTTGTCCGCGGTAGGCGGACCTCAACTGGGAACACTTACCGCAGCGCTGGTGGCTGGGCAGTAACTTTGGACCATTTGCTCGGCGTTTCGCCCGTTGTGGGGGCCACCCTTACAGGCGGTTTGGACTTGGATCGGGTTGGTACCCGAAAGCCGGTCCCCGTACGTGGCGTGATCGTCAGCAACCTCGTGCAACACCTGCGAATTATTGAGAGGCTGGGGTTTTAACCCGGTAGCTTCAGCCCGCGGTGTGGAAAAATAAAGCCGGTGCTGGGTGAACCCAAACACCGGCTGTCGGGCGACTGGGGAGCCGATAAAACAAATAGTCGGCGCAGTGCCATAAGCCCGGAAAAATCCGTCCGGGACGGAAAAGAATAGGCGCCGGATTTCTCCCGGCGCCTTTACTGTGTCCCTGATCGGACGTGTTTGACGGACCCCACCAACTGGGTTGTCACCGACCAGGAAACTGAAATTTATTCCGCCAAACACACCGGCAATAAATGCCGAGTGCGTTAGAACGTCAAGAACTATTTTTCACTTTTAGTTCGGAGGACATCCATGGCACCGCTTGTACTTTGGGAATCCGAATCTTTTTCACGTCTTTGATTCGTATTCCTTTTCGGAACGGAATCCACACTTTCGAACAAGACGGTTTAGGCAATAGCTCACTCCAGTTCGTGCCGCATTTTAGACTTACGTTTTGGTTGATCATATCTCTGAGAATCGTGACTGATTTAAGCGGTTCATAGAATAGATTATTCCTGGAGCAAGTCTGACAAGTTCCATCCCGCCAATCGGAGTTGCGCGATGAATATGATGCTCGCACAGCCATTGCAATAGATCTTCAGGATGACAGACGCATCCTTTGTCGAAATAAAATAGAGCTACGGCAGGACCATCTTCGAACCTGCATTGATATTTTTGATCTTTGTTTTCAGGCACTTGGTTTTAGTGGGGAACACGATTCTCGATGTAGGCATCTAGTTCATTTTTCATTGGAATAAGTAATTTCTTCTCAATCTTAAGACTCTCTCGGTGCATCTTAGCCAGCGCTATTTCGTCCAATGTGGACGTTCCTCTTTTCATCCTAGCTCTCAGGTTTTTGATTTTTTTACGCGTGGTCGCCAGTTCGATCATCAAAGGGTCGAGTTGATCGGTGATTTTCTTTTCGTTACGGAGTAGCCAATCCATCTCGGATTGATCGCAACGGAGTTTGCCGTCTTTTTTAGTGTCCATGCTTGGTTTTATTCAAATGTGGTCGTCGAATCGCTGATCATTTTCGTTCGGAGAAAATACATTCTCAATGCCAGGATAGCAGCGCATCCATCCTCCTGCATCGTCAGTAATCCAAACGCGCCCATTTTCTATATATGCCTTGGTTTCACCATCCGTTCCGCGATAGGTAACGCCATATATTTTATCCGAACTAGTCGGTGCAACGCCGCGGATGAACTCTTCGTTGGGAGGCATTGGGAACAGTTGTTCTGGCCATTCTATGAGACTATGCCATGCGCCGCAGCAACAAGGTCCAGAAGCCATATCACATCTCTGATGAGAGCCATTGAAATGTGAAATTTCAGTTGGCATCGGAATCAGCTCTGGTGGCTCTTGTTTGTTATTCATGGATTTCTTTCTCGCCGTGCCTGACCTCTGCGTTAACCGCCATACTCTACCACGTATCCGAGTTCCGAAGTTACTTTATGGCCGGTCGAACGTGCATGTTTAGCGGCTTTCCTTTGGACGGTAAGATAGTCCTGTTCACGCCAGTCGCATTGCGTGCAGTGAGCGATCCCGTGAATGAGACCTTTGCGTCTAACAATGAGATGCTGAGCCAACGATTTAGATTCGGTGTTGTTCATGCAGTTTGTTCCGAGCGGAGTTGTTCAAGTCTTTCTTAGGTTGTCATATCTCAAAGGGCTATGACAATGTGAATGGCGATTCTGGAAATCGGCATACCCCATCTTCGTTTTGGAAAATCCAACTTGGCCTATTACCTCTCTGAATGTGTTCAGCGAGGTACCAGCACTCCTCAGCGGATCGTTCTCCGTCGCGTCGGCGAAGATACTCCCAAAGTTTGTAAGCGAGTTCGCGTGTGTTCATAACTGTCACAACAAGTCGTGCGATCCAACGCTCGTTTCACTCTCTGCGTTAGGAGGAATCCACACTGAGCACGTGAACGTCTTTCTGGTCATTTCTGGCCCAGCCCCAGGATCATCGGTTTCGATGGCCGTCCGGTGTTCGTTCGAGCACCTTCCCCACCACTCTCCCAGCCTCCCCCAAGATTTACAGGTCTCACAGGAGGTCTTCTGTCGTTTTCCGGTTTTCATGGATGCTCGTCGTATCCTGTATTACTGATCTCTACATCCCGCAATCGCGGGCTGAAGAAACCAGCTTTTATCACGACGCACGTTTGTTTCTCCAAGACGCAAACACTTGTTGTGTTTTTCAAGTGTTTCCCACGTTGTTAATCCTTCCGATACGGATCGGTGCGCCCTTTGGTAATGCGCACTGCAAAGACCGCGCGACATCGGAGAGCGTTCGCACTCTGGGTAGATACATCTTGCTTTTTTCATCTGCGCAACAAATTCCCACAAAGAGTTTGACAAGTCAACGAAATAATGCAGAATCTTTCGCATGGCAGAAATGACCTTGAAAACCAAAGTTCTAACGTGGAAACAACTGCATTGCGAATCAACTTTAGAAATGGTACGACTCGACAACTTGCTCTCTGAAATCTTCGATGAGATCGAGCGGAGAGCGGAGGGGAACATGCTAAAGACCAGCAAGCTGGAAGGATCGCATTACGCCGCGATGAAAGAAGTGCGAACCGAACTCGGAATCCCGCGCAAGCCATGAATTGGATTTCTGCTGACCGAATTGAGTCTTTCCCGGAATGTCACAGCATGCCGATGAAGATAAAACGCCTCTTGATCTCGCTCGACGGCGAGTCGGAAGCTTTTCTTGGCTGGTATTTTCCTACCGCGAAGGTCTGGCGAAGGGAAGGCTCGACCAGCGATTGGCACCCTACGCATTTCATGCCACTTCCGAAACATCCAAATGTCCCATGAACTTAACCTGCGAATCCTGCGGAAACTATACAATCATGAAACCTTACCAACCGAAGGCCGGAGACCAGGCATTGGCCACTCTCGGCCCGGACTACGCACCCAACGAGCGCGTGAAAGTGACCATCATGGGAGCCGACAAAATCCCAGATGCCTGGGTCTGTCGTGACGACGAAGACCGAACACTGATCGTGCGCACCCGGAAACTCTCGGCGCTATCAGTTCCGAGAGCTAAACGTTGTTCTTTGAGCGGTGTTCTCTTGCCGTGCAACCGATAACAAGGGGCACGGGGAAAGGCAGTGAAGGTTGGTATGCAATGCTGGGACGCTGGCAATAAGCGCAACCAAATGAAGTAACTGCGAAATCAAGGGGACACCGCTCAGAGAATAGCCACAAAAACGTTGTTATTTGAGTGCTGCCGTCCGGTACAATGCTAGCGTTGGTTCCTTATTGCCATCGCTCTTGCAAAGTGAGAATCCGGTTTACCTGATGATACAGGACTCAGGCGGCAGCACTCAAAGAATAGCGTGAATAAAATCGGCCTTGGCCATTTACGAATGAAACGCTAAACGTTGTTCTTTGAATCGGGCGCAGGCAATCGCATGCTGTGTGCTGGTAGGAGCAATCCCTGATTGATGCGAAGTTCCACAGGGGCACTCTAGCGCCAGCACACAAATGCGCCCGACTCAGAGAACAGCGTGAAGAAAATCATCCCTATGACCCGACGAATCGAATCAGATGCTATCGCTCCACACAAGAAACTGCTCGGTCGAAGTCTGCCTTCTACGAAGTATGGTGCTTGGATTGTGGATCGAGTTAGCGACCAAGTTTCCGGGAGATCGCGACTCGTAACGGAGAATTTGAAGGGCGAACAATGGCTCTGGACAGAAACTCTGATCTCGATGTTTGAGGTTGTTGATAGTGACGGTGCAGTTGGCTCTTGACAAAAATCGCGCTGTGTGAGAGAAAAGAATTGTTGGTGCCAGTGTGAAAACTGGTTTAAGGTTAAGCGACTTTATATGAGCTTCCTGCTCAGGACGATGCCCGACTCTGGGCCATCGGGCTTCACCTTAAAGCTTTTTCACCCTGAGCAGGATTTTCCTTTACCAACCTCGTGGCCTCCTTCCGCTAATGCTGCGGCAACGGGGCTTAAAACGGCTGGCGCGGTAAACCAAGCCAGCTAAACGTTGTTCTTTGAATCGGGGGATGGTGGAACTTGAGAATAGACACGGGGAGTCGCGCTCCCTGAGTTAAAATAGGCATAGGGCTGTTGAAGCTGAAGCTGAAATTACTCGTGCAGGTGCGAAGCCTGCTCCCCCGACTCAGAGAACAACGTGAAGAAAAGCGGCCCTGGCTCTTTTTGCATCATGGGCGCGCGACGGTCGGAGCGCGGGCGAGTTGTCCCTGCCGGTTCTCAATGGTGAGGTTTCCGAAGAGGCTCCGAACAAACTGCGATGACTACCGATTGTCCGAAAAGACCTGACTTTAGCAGCCGAACTCAGCAATGGGTTCGGTCTGCCCCAAGCCCGGAACCGAAAGACTCAACATTATGAATGACTCAACTCTGATTCAAAGGCTAAGAGGATTCTATGCTGTGCCCGTGAATGATGGTGCTGGACTTCTGAATGGAGAATCCACATTTGTTCGCAGCTTTCCAGTTCCGAATATTTGCCTTGAGGCAGCAAATAGAATCGAACGTCTGGAGATCGAATTACAGGAATTGAAGGAAAACGAAAGAATCGCGTGCGAAGTATGAGCGCTGTGAGGCCGTTAAACTAACTCTATGAGTGATTGGATATTTCTTGAGAAGCATCGTGCTACAAAAGCAACAGTCTCGGTTCCACCTCATTACACTTCGGATTCAAGCTATGGCTGCAACGGCTTATTCAGATTTGAAATGGATGGGCACTTGATTAGATGCGTGGCCAGCGATGGGTTTGGGTGGAAGCATGTGTCAGTCAGTCTTGAGAACGAAAGAAAATGCCCGACTTGGAAGATCATGTGCGCCGTAAAAGACCTGTTCTGGGATGAGGATCAGGTCGTGGTTCAGTTTCATCCGAAGAAGAAGGACTATGTGAACTGGCACTCATATTGCCTGCATTTGTGGCAATGCCTGGACAAAGAATTCCCAATTCCTGAACCAATCTTAGTTGGACCAAAACGATCTCTGGAATGAGAGAGACTAACGTAACTATATGAACCACGACAAGAACAGAAACAGAACCATGCAACTGAAATGAGTGCACACGATCAAATCCAACTGCTGCACGCGGCCTATTGTGCCGAGACCGGATACGAAATCAGATTTACGATGGATTTCGAACACGCCTGGTTCGACATTCACCGGCAAGGATTCACGGCTGAAGATGTTCGGCTTGTGATAAATTACCTGAGAAAACTTTATTTTAAGCGTCCTGACATCCTTGTGCCGTCCATTCGTCTTCACCGATTGATCGGGGACACGATGCGATTTTCCGAGTTCGCGGCTGAAGCTCGTAAGATTGTTCGGACGAAGAAAGAGAACGCCTCTAAATCCAGCGTTCTGCGTACTACGGGCCGTTCTACGGAAGAGATCAAGGAAGCTGTGCCTGTGGCCAACATTCTGGCAAGTGAAGCGTTCCGGGAAATGGTTAAACTGAAGGAGACGTTGAAATGATTACAATCGAAGATATTTGCAAGACGTTCAGAAAACGTGCCGACACATGGGAACGTGAGCAAGTAGAACTTGGAAAGATCGTTGCGTATGAGATCAGGGGAATCGTAGATGTGTTCGAAGAGGAATTCGAAAACGAACGGCTCAGGAATGCTCTGGTACCTGTTCCAAAAAGAAAGGCGTTGGTCAAACTGAAGGAGACTTTGAAGTGAATGCTAAAGACATAAAAGTAGGCATGATCTACTGCAACCGAGGTGCTGGGAGAACTAAAAGAACGGTGCTGGATATTGGAGAACACGTTCCAATGCCTCCTTGGTTTGGAGCTGGAGAACCTGAAAAGACAGCCGTTTTGTTTGAACAAAACGGTAAACAATGGTCATTGTGCTTGAAAAGCTTCGCATCCTGGGCCGGGGAAGAAGTCGGACGGGCGCCCCAACTGGAATTACCGAGAATGATATGAATGATCACGATCATTGGCCAGACAATGTCAAGGCTACCCCCGGAAACTATCCGGGTCTATGGGCATCAAGGCTAGATCCAAAACAAAACAATCCGAGAGAAATCGCATTTGCTTCGATGTGGCTCGCTGAAAATGATAAAGAGTTCAGAACCAATAAGCTTGGCGCCCTTCTTGGTCGAGAACCTACCGAAGATGAAATTCAAATATCTGCCACGATCATTCAATGGCTTGGATCAAATTGCGGCATGAATTTCTTGCATGAGGTTGCAATGAGAATTCCTGAAATCAAAAGGGTGGTAAGGAGACCCTGAAATGACCGCTGAACAACAACGTATTCTCATCGCAGAAGCGTGTGGGTGGAAACTGAATCCTTCCAAGTCGCCACGCGATTTGCCTTGGGGTTGTGCTGCCGCGTTTCCGAATTGGGAATTTGTGCATCAGCTTCCAGATTATCTGAATGATCTTAATGCGATGAACGAAGCAGAGACGATTCTGAACACATCCCAACTCGATCGGTATGCCGACATACTGTGCGATATTGTTGCTTCCGGAGATCCAGACCCAAACATCATTGAGTTGATTCGCCTCAGTGCGGCTCAGCGAGCCGAAGCATTCCTGCGAGCATTAAAACTGAAGGAGAAGCTGAAATGAATGAAATGAGCAACATTGTTCGCGTTGAGGTTTCAATAGAAATAGCCAAAACCACGCTTGATCGGCTGTGTAAAGAAGAATCTGAACTGGAGGCTAAATTAGCGTCGATTAAAACCTCTATTGCATCTCTTCGTGAAGGAATTCAGAGATCAGAAGAGGAATACTCAATCGACTTGGATATGCGCCCATACCCACAACTGGAGGAGAAGTAGAAATGAAACGATGATTGCTAATTCCTTCGAATCCTGTAGCGTGCGGGAATGATCTCGCGATTTTTGCGGCGCGGCGTAGCGGCGCTGAGTCTTGCGTTTGCATTTGTCTCGGTTTTCGTGCCTATCGCCCGCGCCGCTACTTTTGGAGTTACCGTTCCCGCACAGAACACCCTTTCCAACCGATTCTTGCCCTACGCCACCAGCGGCACCCAGCTTGGGGGAAACTCCCCGGCCTACCGAGACAGCGCGACCGTGCTCGGTATTCCCACATTCCTAGAAGGCTACGAGACCCTCACTCCCGCGGGATCTGTCACCCTAAACTGGCTCACCGGTAGAACCAAGGGAATCACCCTAAACCAGAACACCACATTCGCTTTCTCGAACGTCCCCAGCGGATCGACAAATATCCAGACGATGATTTTGCAGGTCATTGGGGATGGGGTTTCCAGTGTCGCTTTCACCGGGGTATCCTGGCAAACTCCACAGGTTCCCGTGCCTGATTCTGGCGTCATCACACTTTACTTTTTACGTGCTCGTGCCAGCAGTTTGGTGGGTTACGTAGGATTGGGAGGAGGCTCTGGCGGTGCCTTATGGAACTCTCTCGCGGGAGTTCTTTATCCAGACCCACAAGTGGACGAAGTTAGCATTGTCAGCGACGCAGCCTCGACCGGCTCAAATATTCTCCTAAATCTCGACACCGATAGTGGCTGGGTTGATGGTGAGAGCCTGGTTCGTGTAGCTAGCGGTGGGGTGGTAAAATTCAGAATCGACGCCGATAGTGGCTGGACCGGAACCGGCGTTAATGTACTGCTCGACAATGGCAAAGTCGGATCAGTCACCGCCGTAGGTCAGCAAGTGTTCAGCGGCTTCTATGGAGGCGGTCTGCCAACCGACACGCCTACGACCAGCGCTGCGTGGGCTTACGACAAGGACCCGCCAAATACTTCCTACCAGTGGGATAGTGACAACTCGACATGGTACTAATGAAAACTATTGCTGAACTCTACGGAGACAAGGCTGGCCCGGTAATGTGGAACCCGTGGAACAAAGTTGTACAGGATCATCGTGACGGCACGATTCATAAAAGAGCCACCAATAAAGTTAGAAAGTTTCTGGGACTATCTACACCTTGGACTCCATATTGCGCTGACATCGATACTCGAACTCCCGGAATTCACTTGAAATGAAAACCCTTCTCGCATCTCTCTTTTGCCTCGCCTCACTGACGCTCGTCGCCGCACCCGCCAACGACGACTTCGCCAATCGCATTGATCTCGTTAGTGGCGGTCAGATTTCCACGACCGGCGCTAATGTCGGTGCGACGCACCAAGTCGGTGATCCAGTAGTTAATGGCCCGACTACAACTTCAGTTTGGTGGGCTTGGACCGCTCCGTTTAGCGGCCCCGTCACCATCAGCACGTTAGGATCGAGTTTCGATACCATGCTGGCTGTGTGCGTTGGGTCTGTAGTTACGAACCTCATAACCGGCAAGACTAACGATGATTTTCAAGGTTTTACCAGCCAGGTGAGTTTCAACTCAGTCAGTGGTGTTCATTATTCGATCATGGTAGCTGGTTACAATGGAGCTAGTGGATTGATAAATCTAAACATCATGCCAGCTACCAGCGGCGGATGCGTTTTTTCGTTCGTTCCAGACAGCAAGGCATTCTCCTACACCGCCACTAACGGGACCATCGCTGTCACTGCCACTACTGGATGCGTATGGTCCGCAACTGCGTTCGATTCCTGGATTCATATCACTAGCGGAAATACCGGCAGTGGTAACGGCACAGTTTCTTACTCAGTTGACGTGAATACGACTCCTGTATCCAGATTTGGAACGATAGGTCTTGCCGGATCGGTCTTTGCGGTTAATCAGTCAGGCGCTCCAGGCTGCATTTATTCACTGTCTCCGACAACTTTTAACACTGTCGCAAGTCCGATCACCAATAGTATCTCCATGACCGCCACCACCGGTTGCGCATGGACAGCTACTCCAAACGCTTCTTGGATTACAATATCCAGCGGCACCAACGGCACAGGCAATGGCACTATTACCTACGTGCTGGCGACCAACATATTGAGCAATTCTCGTTCAGGAACGATTACTGCCGCGGGACAAACTCATACCGTGACGCAGGCTGGTAATGTGCCCTGCACATTTTCTATCTCGCCATCCACTGCGCCATTTGCTGCCAGCGGCGGCACTTCCAACATCGTTGTCAGTACTCTTAGCGGCTGCACATGGACTGCATCTAGTCCTGTCAGTTGGGTCACGTTTTCGACTACAAATGGCACTGGCAATGGTTCTGTCACTTACACAGTCGCTACAAATGTAGTTACATTGCCAAGAAGCACGATTCTTACTGTTGCCCAAAATCCATTCACGGTAACTCAGTCTTCCGCAGCCTGTTCTTATGCACTTACTTCCTCCAGTTTTTCTGCACCGGCGATTGCTTCGTCAAGCACAGTCGGCGTGACGACCACTACTGGTTGTGGATGGACCGCTGTTTCAAACGATTCTTTCATCACAATCACCGCAGGCACTAGCGGAAGCGGTAGCGGAACAGTTAGCTTCACTGTCGCCGCTAACATCAATACAACCACCCGCAGCGGTACTATGACCATCGGAGGTCAAACTTTCACGGTAAGCCAAGCGGCTGCCGCATGTATTTATTCAATCTCGTCAACCAGTGCTCATTTTAGCTCTGCAAGCCAACCCGGTATTATTACTGTTACGGCTGGAACTGGGTGCGCATGGACGGCAGTTGCAAATGACGTATTTATTACGATTGACAGTGGAACCCCAGGTTCTGGAAATGGTTCGGTTGGTTATACGGTATCTGCAAATTCTTCAACAAACTCGCGCATAGGCACAATTACTGTGGCGACAAAAACTTATACTGTAACTCAAGATGGAACTACTCCGTGTGCTTATTCTATTCTACCAACCAGTTGCGCGTGCGCGGCAACATCAGGAAATGCGTCAATAGCAGTTACTGCAAATACTAATTGTGTTTGGAGTGTAACTTCTAGCGATCCTAGTTGGCTTACCTTTTCTCCGCCTTCTGGTTCTGGAAATGGAACAGTTGTTTATACTATAACTTCAAATCCATCGTCAATTCCTCGCACAGCCACTCTCACCATTGCCGATAAAGTGTTCACCGTGAATCAATCCGGGATTGCTTGCACATTTACTGTCAGTCCGACTAGTGCTTCCTTTACTTACGTTGGTGGCATCGGGACAGCGACAGTTACGGCAGCCGCTGGATGCGCTTGGTCCAGTATTAGTGACAGCACATGGCTTGTAATTACCGCGGGCGCAAGTGGCACCGGAAATGGCTCTGTGTCTTACACGGTATCCTCAACTACTGCTACAACAAATCGAACAGGCCGTTTGACCATCGCCGGAAAAGTTCTGAATGTGACTCAAACTGGCGCTCCATGCACCACAAGTATTTCACCAACTAGCGCAACTATATCCGACATAGGAGGAGGTGGAATTATTTCTATTACTAAAAGTGATCAGTCCTGCACTTGGACTGCTATTACAAACCAGACTTGGATCAGTGTTTCGCCGAGTAGCGGAACTGGTAATGGTTCAATAACATTCTCGGTATTGCCGACTAATCAGCAAATTACTCGGAACGGAACGATTACTATTTCAGGCCAGGTGTTCTCGATCACTCAAACCGGCGATACCACTATTCCTGTCGTCACCATCACCGCTCCTACTGCCAGTGCCACGATTAGCAATGTTTTCACCCTGACTGCAACTGCGACAGATGACGTAGCAGTATCGCGAGTAGATTTCTATCGAGATGCGGCCACTTTTCTTGGATCGGTTGTTGCGTCTCCTTATGCACTTCCATTCAACACGACCAATGTCGCGAATGGATCGTACACGTTTTATATGCGTGGATTTGACTCCGCAAACAACCAGGGAAGCTCCGCCACAAACACTGTAACCATTTCTAACTCTGCCCCCGTCACCAGCAATACATGGGTTTATGGTTACGGAGGAACTGGAACAGATATTGGAAGTGTAATCGCCATGGATGGTTCCGACAATATCTACGTAGCGGGGGTCTTTACTGGATCGGCATCGTTTGGAGGTTCTACTCTGACCAACGCAGGTGGAACTGATCTGTTTCTTGCCAAGTACTCCAGCGCTGGAATCCACCAATGGTCCGTGCGTTACGGGAATACCGGCAACGAAACTGTGCAAGCTATGACCTTGGACTCCACAGGAAAAATCATAATCGCTGCGCACTTCAGCGGTCTAGCCAATTTCGGTGGAACAAACTTTGTAACCACTCCATCAGGTGTGGCTATCGCAAAATACTCACCTACAGATGGCTCTCACATCTGGTCGGAAGGGTATTATGGAACGTCGTCAGTGCTATCAGCGGGAGGAATTACTACTGATGCGGCTGACAACGTTTTAACTACAGGATATTTCCAGGGAACTATCAACCTAGGCACTACGAATATGACGAACGCCGATGGCACGGATATGTTTGTCGCGAAATATTCTACGCTGGGTGCTCCCATCTGGTCGATAACATATCCACGAAATGCTGCCGACGACATCGCACAGGATATAGTGTGCGACAGTAACAATAATGTGTTCGTGACTGGTTATACTCTTGGTTATATTGATTTCGGAGGTGGCTATATCATCAGCGACACCGGGTCTGATGTGTTTGTTCTGAAGCTGAATAGCTCAGCGGCATTTCAATGGGCACGCGGCTATGGAGGACCCAGAGCACAGCGCGCTTTTTCAATGGTGATAGATTACAGCGAGGACCCAACCAATGGTCGATTGATAATAGCTGGAGACTTTTATCAAGCTGCTAACATTGGTGGGATAACAATGACAGCCCCTGCTCTTTCTGCGTTTCTAATGAAGCTCAACACGACCACTGGTGATCCATTTTGGGCGCGTAGAACCGGAGGCAACCTGGTTTCTAAAACCAGCAACATTCTCGCACTAGGACCTTCTGGAACATTTCGATTAACTGGTTCAGTAGATAATTCAACTAAAGATTTCATCACCGCCACGATTACGCCTACTGGTTCTGGTGGTGGAAGTGACATCTTTATTTCCAGCTACAACCCCGCAGGTGCTTTGAATTGGGTTCAAGGTTACGGGAGCATCAATTCTGACATTGGAAATGCTATTGCAGTTGACAGCACCGGTTATGCAACCGCCACCGGTTATTTTGTCGGGACAGCTTCTTTTGGTGGAATTCAACTGATCAGCCAAGGTTCCCAGGATGTATTCCTTATTCGAGTCGCCCCATGAAAAATTTATTTGCTTGTTTGTTGTTGCTGACTGTTTGTGCGAGAGCCGCTACGATTCCGTTCAATGGTCTTAACCCAACTCAGTTCGACACTAATGGTCTAATCGTTAAATACGTTGCCGATTTCACCAATGATGTTGGGATCATTTCACCTATCACCGCCAACACGCTGGTCACCATGACCAACCAGAACGTCTATGGCACATGGAGCACTCCGTCGAAGGTCACGTTGTTGAGTCTTGGGACAAACCAACTCGACATGACCTTGCAATCAGCGTGGCTTTTGAACAGTCCAACTAACGACGCTGCTCAAGTTGTTTTGAGTCTCAGTGCAGGAGCCTATCAGGGCCAGCACGCTTTCTTACTCTCTCAGAACGGTGGCGAAGGGTTTACATTGCCAAATCTAAGTGAACAATACAATGTTCCAGGCGCTTTGGTGATTCTTGGTAGTGACTGGGTAGGCACGACAAACAGGGGAATCCATTTGGTTTACTCTGCGCCGGATTGGGTGCTGGAAGGAATTCCGACCGATCCTAGCGTGTCTGGCGGCGGCGGTGGTGGTGGTGGAAGTGTCGGTCCCGGAACCGTCGGAACGTTATCCAAGTTTGGACCCGCTACTAGTTCCATAACCAACAGTCTCGTCACAGAAGATGCCACCAAGCTCAACGTGCTGGAGATACTCCACCCCAACTCCATCGCGCTCAATAACACCTACACGTTGCTGGACGCGGACAACATCGTTCTGACCATCGGGAACGGTTTGCACGACTTGGAATCCGACGACCCGGTAGCTGCCAATCGCACATTTACTCTCGCAGACGGAACCGAAGATAACTTTGAACTATTGCTTGTTTGGCACACCAACGCAGGCGAGCTTATCAATTCCGGTAACATGATCCTCAGCACTAACTGGGTGCCGGTTAATGGCGACATGCTTCAGTTGATCTGGGATGCGGTTGGAAAATGGCGCGAGCAGTGGAGGTATCCTTCAGTCGGAGGAACGGCTACCGCTACCAACGTGCTTTGGGCACTCGACGTGGACGCTTTGGTGCCTGATCCTGCGGTTGGATTGGTGTCGATTGTGTCAACGTTGAGCGATAACGCTACGAATGTGGTGTTGAACTTGGACACAGCCAACGCATGGACAGGCGGGAAACAGCTTTTAATGAGCAACTTAGGCACAAACTTTTTCTCCGCTTTTAATAATGGTTTGAACACGGAGTTAGTTTTGAACGATTTGAGTTTATTTACAGCCGGTGGTAGCGCCGCTACGGAAATAACAGCTTCCACGCATCAAGTACAAAAAACTTCTGAGATGTTCGGACAAGCTATGAACGATGATGGAACCACGTTTTTCGCATCGTGGTATATGGAATCAGCAGGTGATGGTAATTCGTTCGTGGAACTTTATTCTACGGCTGACGCCTATACTAATGAATTGGTAGCAAGGCTATCGGCGAATGGGTCGGCATCGGACTTGTCATTACTGCTGAGCTTATCTGGGAATCCACTTACCAGGCTTGATCCTCTTGTGACCAGCACCGGATCAGCCGTAGCCTACTTGTTCGACACGAGTAATGCGCTAACTACTGGTGACCTGCTAATGAGCATCGGTAACGCCGGATCAACTCGCGCCACAATAGACTATGATGGAAACGGATTCTTCTCGGGCACTTTGTCCATTGGAAGTTTGACGAACACGTTGTTGAGATCAGCGGAAAAACTGGTTTATACAAATTCTTCCTCATCGGCCTTGTTTCAAGTCCAGAATGCTTCAGCCACTGCGTCGTTCGGATTGAACGCCGGAGGCAACACTTTTATCAACAGCAGTTCAGGGGCTATTTATCTCGGCGCTTCGTTGGTATCCTTGTCAATGCTAGCCGCTACGACCAACACTTACGACATCGGAAATAACGGCGCAAACTCCTACCGAAATCTATTTCTTGATGGAACTATTCGCACTGGAGACCCAAGCTCCGGGACACCGTTCAACTGGCAGCTTGGAGGTGAAACAGTTCCTGCTGGTGTCACCAATCTTATAGTAAAAGTTGGGACTCAGAAGTACCAAGTTATTGCTACTCCTATTCCATGACCAACTGGATCCAACTCACGACCATTTTTTTGTCGCTTACAAACCAAGCGATTGTTGGCATAGACACTAATACCTGGATGGCTGCTCAGGTCACGCAGGTTGTGACCGAGGAGCGCTCGACTTGGTTGGCGTCGTCGATTAAGAGCGTGGTGCTGACAACTAACCTTGTTCGGTTGGCGATTCCAAGGACAGCGCCACCAACTAACTCCGAACCAACCAACTACACCAAACTGAAAGGACTGACGAAATGAAAAAAATACTAATCGGTATATGGGCATCCTACGGACTGTGTTGGATCGTCCTTGTTGTATTCATGGTTGTTTCGCTTAAGGCCCAGCAAGCACCTGGACCAAATCCAGGACCATCTATTTCACCGCCACAAGGAAAAACCATCTCCACTAACGCTCCGCCGATAAAACTGTTTGGTCCTGTGGTTTCCATCAAAGTTGCGCCTGGCGTCGTTGTCACAATTACAGCAGAAAACCAATTCTCCATCGGCCAAGCTCGCCAATGGCTTCGGCAGGCGTCTACGAATCCTTTGAAGTGAAGGGAGGTGATGTGGACATGATGATCTTATTCCTAAGCCTGACTTTCACGCTTATCCAGGTTTGTATCAATCTCGACCGGGGGCAATCGCATCCGGTAAAAAACACGCTTTAGATGTTCTTTCGTCTTGTCATCTCAATCCTCGCAGTGTGCCTTCCAGCCAGCGCGGCCACCATTCAAGCCAATTCGCCTTCGCGCGTTGACGTTGCATCCGCGGTGGCTGTAGCGGTCACTGGCGACACGGTTAATGTGCCCGCAGGATTGGCAGTATGGACAAGCAACCTTCAAATCATTGGCAAGGGAATCACTTTGCGCGGTGCAGGCACCAACGGCACAATCATCGTGGACGAGAACCCAACCGCTCGCGTCAACCAGCCATCCCTTTTCGACATCACTTGGCAGGGCACGAATGGCGGAATGTTCGATCTGAGCGGGTTTCAGTTTCGCGGAGGTACCAACCAGACCACGACCCTGATTACTGGAGCGATTAGAATTGTCGCCTCCAACAACATGACCAACGATAGCGTCTGGAGGGTGCATGGCAATTTGTGGAGCAAGATATGGGGTCGCCCGATGCAGATTCGCGCTTGGAGTGGACTGGTGGACAGCAACTACTTTGACTTGATCCAGGGACAGTCAGGGATGGCCAACGACAATCGGATCGTCGCCAGCGAGCAAGGCGACAGAGCATGGAACCGGGCAGTACCTTGGGGAACCACAAACCTTGTTTACTTTGAACACAACCAGATCATCTGTCCAGGTGGTTCGAAAGCTCTGATCGACGGGTTTGCAGGTTCTCGTTATGTTGTTCGTTACAACAATATTCTAAACCGATCAGCGGAAAATCATGGTACTGAAAGTACTCAACGCGCTCGATCCGGTCGATCAATGGAGGTTTACGGGAACACCTTCACTCACACAGGCGGAGCATCGGGCGAATACTGCGTTCTCTTTCGAGGTGGCAGCGGTTTGGTGTTTAGCAATTCGGTTGTGGGCGCATGGCCCGGGTTCCTCAAGATGGTTTACTTTTTGTCGCTCGAATCTCACGCTCCTTGGAATGCAGCCAACGGCACGAACGTTTGGGACTTGAACGTCGCTGGGGGGCCGTTTGAAACTGGCACACACACCGGACCAGACGGCAGCGCCGATCTCGTGGACAACACGAAGACTTGGACTTCCAACCAGTGGCAGCAATACAGCGTCATTGACTACTCTCAGACTTTCACAAACGCAGGGTCAATCCAGAACTTCTCTGGATTGATCAGTGGAAACACATCCACAACCATCACCATTGACCCGCCGCAGCCAACAATCGAGCAGTGGACGTGGAACACTGGAGACATTTATCGACTGTGGCGCGTGGACATCGGCTTGGATGCTCCTGGAAGGGGTTCAGGTGCTCTGCTATCCGGGGGAAACAGCACCACCCCGCCTACGCCCACCATCTGGCCTGGAGAGATAGATGAACCAATCCACTACTGGGCGAACACGGGTGTTTCAACCGTGGCTTCCGGGCTTTATCCCATCGTCGCAGGCCGCGATTACACCAACTCGCCACTCGCTGGTTATGTGCCTCTGGTTGATCCACACCCGTTGGCAGGCGGAACGAACGTTCCTCCTCCGCCACCTCCCCCCACGATGCTCGCCTTCAACCAGCAGCCCACAACCGCAGTTGAAAATACTGTCATCACACCGCCTGTGACAGTGCTCGTGCAAGACGACAACGGACAAACCGTGACGACCAGCAGTGCGGTGGTGACGATTGCGATTAGCGCCAATCCGGCTAGTGGCCTCCTGAGTGGCACCAAGATCGTTGCAGCTTCGAGCGGCGTGGCGACTTTCGGAGACCTCTCCATCGACAACGCAGGCGTCGGTTACACCTTGTCCGTAACTAGCCCTGGCCTGGCTGGTCGCACCAGCGCATCCTTTGACATCACCAGTGCCATTGCGCCACCGTCACAGCTAATCCTCGCCCAGCAGCCCACTGATGCCCTCACTAACGCGGTTATCTCCCCGCCCATCACGGTCAAGATCGCAGACGCCAACGGAGCGCAGACCTCCTCCACAGCCAACGTGACAGTGAGCATCGGCGCTAATCCAGGAGGAGGAAGCTTCATCCCAGGCAGCACTTTGGTTCAAGCCGCAGTCAACGGCCTAGCCACTTTCAACGATCTTGGCATCGACAACTTCGGGACAAACTACACCCTCAACTTTGTCTCCGGGGTGCTTACCGGTACCAACAGCACCCCTTTCAATATTTACGTGACACCCCCCGTTCCGCCTGTCATCCGCAGACCTCCAGGCCCTTTGATATTGATCTTATGAGATACAAAAAACGAGATCACACAGATGCTCGAATCGCTATAGCGGTTGCCCGTTGGTATCGCAGAATAAGCGGAGAAAAGGACATCACCACTGAAGCCCTGGCTTGCCAAATGATAGGTCGAGGAAAGTCGGCGATGAACTCTTTGCGAAGAATAGTTTACGGATTACCCATTGTTGTCCTGCTCTCATGCTCTATTGCTAGCGGTGCCACGCTCTCATTTGCTTGGGGTCAGGCTGACATAGGCACGACTGGATATAACCTATACGGAGTCCTTGGGTCAGTCACCAACCGATTGGGATTCACCACAGGGATCGACTCCACCAACATCACTGTCAACGTCAGTCCCAACGGAAATTGGAAGTTCCAAGCAACCGCGATCTACGGTGATGTGGGAGAATCAGCCCCCAACGCCGCCCTGACGGTGTTCGTGCAAGCTGCTCCCGCGCCTTCCGTATTCCAGCCACTTACCACTCGTGTTGGAAGCACCTACAATGCCTCGATCTCCTGGTCCTCCGCCTTGCACGACTACTATGTCACCAACTATATTGCTCGGCTGACCAAGCAGGGTATCACTCAGACCGTGACAACGACAGCCACCAGCACCACTTTTACCGGCCTTACCGCGGGACGATACGATTTCTCGGTCGTGGGCGTCAACATGACCGGAGAAGGACTTCCCGGACTGCGCTCGTTCAACATCACCGGAGGACCTCCTGGACCTCTAAAACTGATCCAATGAACCAGGCGAAGGTACTGCCATGAAATATTGGAATAAATCTGAACCTGGATCAGATGCCATTCCGTTGCGATGTGTTTACCTCCACAAAGTGACCGGTATCTGTTTTTGCCCAGCAGACCTTACTCGCTTAAGCTTGATCGAACTCAAAAATGCAGAAGAGCGCGCGGAAGAAACGTTTGGAAAAGAAGATGTCGCCGAAGCGGTAGTAGATTGGCTAAATTCTTGGGACGTGGTATTCGTGGCTTGAAAAGTGGGAAGATACTGGAGAACTCTAAAGGACGCCGTGAACTATTACGTTCAGGAAGGATTTGTCGTCGGGACCGCAGAATGCAAAAAATGCGGGAACGTTTTCAAGAGCGTGCATGAACCCGGCACGCAAGATTCCGCTTTGGAGTGTCCTAAGTGCGGGGCGGAAAGTTCTGTTTTTACTGTTCTGAAACCCAACCAATGAAATCCATGAAAATTGCTGACGGGGTGAAAACCCCATTGCCTTTTCTCGCGCCGCTCGATACACTTCAGCAATGCACGAAGCCGAACTTAGCGTGAACTTCAAGGGGAACTTAAAACATCTTCGAGAATTTCTCTGCGGACTGTTCTGCTGCTGCAATCAAACCCTGGCTGGATACGATTGGAAAATCGGGCAGCCACAACCGAAAGAAAAATCGCATGGCACACTTCAACCTTCAGGTCGACACGACCCAAAAGATCAACGTTACACTCACGAATCCCGGCGACGGTCCACCGGTGTGGGCAGTTGAATCGGGCGACTCAACTCTTCAACAAATCTCCGACCTATCCGCTGACTTTGTGTCAGCAGACGTACCTGGAGAAACGATTTATTCCGTCAAAGGAACCCGCGGCGGTGCTCTGGTCAGCGATAGCTTCACGCTGACCGTCGTTCCGGCCCCGCCTGAACAAAGCTTTGACCCTATCTTTGGCACTCCCGTCCCAAAGAATGCCACCGCTGGCGCTGGCGCTCGCGCTAAGAAGTAATCATCGTGAACCGACCACGTTTCGATAGCATAGCGATTCCAATCGTGGTGCTATTGTGCGTGGTCGTTACTATCGTTTTCGCCTGGTGCACGGGTTGTTTTGACGAGGGCAACGCCCAACCCGTGCCTCACACACAATTCAGCCTTCGAGAACTTATATCGTAACATTTCTAGACCTCTGGTAGATACTCTTATGACAACAGCGATTTGCACTTATGACATTGACGGAAGGATTGCAGTTAATTGTTGCCCTGGTGAGTATCTTCGGAGGGATATTGAGCCTTGGAATAGGCATCACCAAGCACAAGCGTACCTTTATCCGAATTTCGGGCCAGTTCTTAATTTGGACCGGTTCGCTGGCCATCGCAGGTTACGCCAGCGGCGCCACCTCGCTTTATACCATGCCTTCAAAGTCCACTCCGGTAGCGCTTCCAACCGCGATTTGCTTTGTGGTAGTGGGGGCGAATCTGCTAGTGTTGTCCAACCTTAAACCCGGAACAAAATTATGATTCGAACCAGCGCTTCCATACTTGCCATAGTCTCTCTCTTCATTCTCACGGGTTGTATGTCCATAACCAAACTCGAAAAAGAACTCGCCAAGGACCCCGCGGCTGTTCACCTGGAAGTTCGAAGCATCTACGGGATTGTAATTCTGGACAGGAACTTTCCTTCCGATACCAATTCGGTAGTAACGCGCCATAGATAAAATCAGTGCCTCGCACCAAGTTTCCTCCCACTCCCGCGCTCAAACTCCCGGAAGATCCTGTTCACATCTCTTGCAAGCCTGCCAAACCTAAAGTGCCAAAGGCGGTGCCTGTGGAGAGCCAAAAGCTTGACCCGGCTCCCGGCGAGAAGCCAAAAACTCTCCATACTTTCAAATACGGCTACCGTTCCACTATCCCGGTGCCTGAATGGACCCTGGAAGCCACGGCTTTCTGCCAAGGACGCACCCCAGCTAACGGCGGATTAGGACGCTTTCAGCACCTTTATAACTGGCTATCTCTCACCTGGCCCAAGGAAATCCAGCCCGACCGATGGAACCCTTGGACCGAGCGTACCATTCGCGCACTTTGTTCTGATGAAGATGCCCAGATCATAGGTTCATCCCGCGTCAAGGTCACATGCCTGACTGGAAACGCTGCCGCAAGCAAAACCCACACGGCGGGCATGTATGCCTTTTGTTATTGGGCATGTTCTCCCCACAATACCATTGTGATGATCACATCCACGACCAAAGGTATGGTGAAGTCGCGTATTTGGCCTGTGATTCAGCACATGCACGACACAGCTCGAACGGGGGACAAAGGAGACACTCCTTGGAAGGCGTTCAACAAGGTGGACTCTCAAACCACAATCAAGTTTATCCCTCAAGGCACCGACTCCAGCAACGAAAAGAACGCGATCTTCGGCATGGCTGTGGACCGGGGAGAGCTTCAAAAGTCCGCAGCTCGCTTGCGTGGACTTCACGACACTCGAATGCTGCTCATCATTGACGAAGCCAACGCCACTCCAGAAGCCATCTTCGAGACCATTCCAAACCAGCTCAAGGGATGCCAGAATCACGAAATCATAGTTATCGGAAATCCCATTTCGCACATGGATGCGCACGGACAAGCTTGCACGCCCTCCGAAGGCTGGTCGATTGTTACCGAGTCCCGTCATCAATGGCGCACCAAAGGTGTTCAGAAATGGGAGCTGGCCCCCGGCACCTGCCTTCGATTCGACGGCAAGGAATCTCCCAATGTCAAGCTGGGACGGGATCAGTGGCCCTTTCTATTTACCTGCGCCGATTGGTACCGCGCCTGCGCCCCAGATAAGGAGCGTACCTTGGCCTATTGGTCGCAGTCTCGTGGCCTGTGGCCTCCTGACGGATTTTGCAACACCATCCTCAGCGAAGCCATGCTGGAGAAGTATGATCCGGTGAATGGCCTTCCGTTTCGCTGGCTCTCCCATCGTGCAGGAGTAGCTTTTTTAGACAGTGGTTTTGGCGGCGACGCATGCAAACTTGGATTCGCGGAATTTGGAGACATTGAAGGCGGTAAAACCGGCGTGCAGATTCTGGAGATCCTCGAAATTCAGTTCGATATTGCCGAAAAATCCGAAGTCATAGACTATATCATCGCTCGACGTTGCATCCAAGAGTGCAAGCGAAGAGGGATCGCTTCCAACTGCTTTGGCCTGGACCGCACCGGCACCGGTCGTGGCGTTGCCGCCATTATCTGCGCGGAATGGGCAGATGACATCGTGCAGGTTGAATATGGGTCAGTTGCCACTGAGCGTCCTTCCTCTACCGCCGATGGCCGTCCTTCGCGAGAAATCTATTTCAACCGGGTCTGTGAGATGCACTGGAGTCTGCGCGAGTTCTTGGAAGCAGGTCAGCTTCGAGGAATTCCGATCCAAGCTCGCGTCGAGCTTTCTACCCGCGAGTACAGCATGGTCGGGCGCCGTTACAAGTTGGAATCCAAGGAGGATTACAAAAAGCGGGTCTCCACACACTCCCCCGATGACGGCGATGACGTGACCGGCATTGTGGATGTGGTGCGTATGCGCGGCATCACTGCCCGCACTGCCAACACGGAATCCACCAACACAACATGGGAACACATGATCGAAACACAGGTTCAAGCCAGCGAGGAAGACTTGGGGCAGGAAAAGCCGTCGTTTTCCTACGCGCCTTCCGGAATCACGGATATGTTCGACAATGGCCTCGAACCTGTTGATTGGAGCGATTAACACTCATTTCTGTTGCATTCAGCGCTCAAAACAGGTCAATTACAGCCGTGAATCAGCAGAACGAACCTGAAAAGTCGAAGTTCACGCCTGAAAACCTTCCTTCGATCACTCCCCCCGACCACGATCAGGTGGTCATAAAATATCCCAAGCAGCCTTTCGAGATTGGAAAGATCGTCGAGGATGGCAATCTCAAGCCGATCTGGGTTGATCCGAAGGATTTCATTCGCACCGGGGAGCAAAACGACCATCTGGCACACAATATCAAGTTTGGAAAACTGCAGGCTGCGATGGAAACCGCCCGTCGCGACATTGCGGCTCGCGTTGAGGCATGGTTAGCGCGAGTCATGAAAGGAATCGCCCCTGTGACGGCCCTGGCAGATTCCGAAAAGCTTTCTGCATGGCTCCGAGATAACGACATCAATTACATTGAGGACACCAGCGTCAAAGGACTGCACAAGTTCAAGCTGCGCCGGGGTCAGGTGATAATCAGCGAATTCACCGCTGAACTTAAATTGGTCGATGCTTCGGATCATTCCACGAACTGATGTCAACTCGCCTCAACAACCCTTACGTTTCTCCCGCGGGAGGATACTCCTACCACGTTAAGGAAACCGATCACTGGATACGCGGGAAGCCCTCGATGGATGCTCTGCGCACGGCTCTTGGATCTCATTGCCGAATTCACTCGCTTCCGCTGCCTTCAGTGGAGCAGATAGAGGAGCAGATGTGCTATGAGTTGGGCACAGCAGGCGCGAGCTGGTGTTCAGATCAACTTGGCCTGCCCGCCGAAGTAGATCCCGGTTCTCCCGACTGCGCCGGACTTACGTTCGCGTCGATCAAGCAAGGCACTATGACCCTGCTTCATGCCGCCACGGCCAAACGATGGGTTGATCGACCTGAAGCTGAACGCCGCGCCAAAGTATGCCTTGAAGGCGCACCGCAAGGAGCCTGCCCTCAGAACCGATCTGTTCCTGGGTGCAAAAGTTGCGCCATGCCTGCTATCACGGCGCTGGTGAATCGGGTTCGAGGAGACCGCCGCACCACCCTAGACGACAAACTTCATTCGTGTTGTCTGTGCGGGTGTCAGCTTTCCGCCAAGATTTGGGTGCCATTAGACATTTTGCTGGCTCATTCACCCGCGGCCCAAATTGAACGGTTCGAGACCAAAACTCCTTGGTGCTGGATGTTGGAGAAAGCTTGATTTATGGCCTATGCCCCTTTCCCGACCACTGACATCGACGCAGGCCTAAAGACGCCCTCGACTCCAGGTCGCGCTCCCAAGCTACGCCTCACTAAAGCCGAGGATGCTTACCAGATCGCAGCCACGATGGTCCGTGCCGCCATTCCACGCATCGCCAAAGGGGTGATGGTCCGTAACTTGATCGACGGCAACCCGCCGCGTTCACCATCCAGACTTCGTGCCCAGGCCCAGGATTGGCGGGCTAACTTCAATACTCTCGAAGCTCGTTCCATCGTAAGCAATGCCAAGACGCCTTACTACGACTTGTTCAGTTCGACGATGCCGCTGGTCAATCTCGACCTGGATACCGACCGTTCAGAACGTGATAACTGGTCCGAAATCGCCGCTTATGAATTCCACCGGTTTCTTTATGGCTATGCTTCGTTCGAACCAAACTTCTGGTCGATGCTAGACGACTTCGTGGTCTTCAACAAAGGCTTCTTTCGTTGGCCGCACCCGGTTGACCCCTACTTCAAGCGCTTGCCTTGGTGGCGTGTGATGTTCCCAAATGGCACTGGGATCGACCCCGATGAGTGGACTACTTTTGCAATTCGTGATTATTTCACGGTCACTCGCTTGTGGGAACTATCCGGCGAAGGCAAGGCACAAGGCTGGGACGGCCAAGGTGTCGTCGGCGCCATCCGCCGCGCCCGACCGCTTTACCCTCAATCATGGCAGGCTCAAGGCATCGAAATAATCCAGCAGTTGAAAGACTGCGACATTGTGCTGTCTGCCTCGACTGAAGTCATCAAGTGCGTGTCTATCTTCACCAAAGAGTTCGATGGAAAATGGACATGGAGCATGGTGGAGGAAGATGCCGCCATGCAGGTTGCTTACCCTGATGAGGGCAGTGAGATGGAGAAGGAGGAACCGCGTTTTCTGTTCCGGCGAGAGCGATTCTTTGACAGTGTGCGTGAGATCCTTTGCTCGTTCATCTATGAGGCTGAAGAAGGCTCCATCAATGCCTTCACGGGTTTGGGCAAATACCTCTACCAACTCCTGCGCTCCAAGGACATCATTACGATGGGACTTCTGGACGGCGTGGTCCTTCGCCAATACCCCATGCTTCAGCCTCAAGACAGTGGCTCTGCTCAGCGAGCGGCTCTGATGCAAGTTGGCGCCTGCCATATTCTTTCACCTGGCGTGAACGTCGTTTCTTCATCACTGTTGGCCGACCTCAGCGGCTCACTCGCTGTAATGCAGCACCTTGACCAAACCGTAGAATCCAACACGGCTATTTTCAAGCCACGCCTGGAACGCCCTCGCGGTAATCCAGGCACTGCCCGTGAAGCCGAGCTGCGCTACCAAAACGCCTCCGTCCTGGGAGAAAGCGCCGTGCGCAGGTTTTACACCGATGGCGATAACTGGATTGAAGAGGTGTGGCGCCGCGCTGTGGCCGACCTGCCTTCCAGTAACCGTCCCGGAATCAAAGCGGCTAAAGAGTTTCAGAAGTGTTGCACGGAAAAAGGCGTGCCCTTGGAAGTTCTGCGCAAAAAGCCCTACACCTTGCATCTTGAACGCACTCTTGGCAGCGGTTCTCCTCAGGCCCGCCAGCAAGCTTTGGCCGCGCTCACGCCTATGCTTCCAGAAATGGGTCCCCGCGGACGACGGAAGTTCTTTCAGCTCACGACTTCAGCCTACGGGGGATACCGACTTGTCGATCAACTCTGGCCTAAGGACGATCTGCTTGAATTACCCACGACGAACACTTGGATGGCTGAGCAAGAAAACGGCTATATGCGCGATGACGGTGCTGAGCCAACCATCACAGATGGGCAGGATAGTCGGGTCCACGTCAAGTCTCACGTCATGGCTATGATCGCGGGATTGCAGGCAGCGGAACAAGGCGGTGATCCTGTGCATACGCTGACTTTCATTCCCGTGGCTCTCGCTCACACCCAAAAGCATCTCCTTCACTTGCCAAAAGAGGAACAAACTGGATGGCTGCATCAACTCGCTAAGATCCAGCAGGCTTATCAGCAACTGGCGACTCAGTATCAGAAGGCGCAGGAACAACAGGCAAAGCTTCAGCAGCAGCAGCAGCAGCTCTCCTTCGAACAAAAACTCGCGATGTCCAAGCTGCAAGGCGAGATGGGGATAAAGCAGGAAAAGAACGCTGCGCAGATGCAGCAACGCCAGGAAGGCCATCAGCAGAAGCAAGCTTTGGCCGACGCTTCCACGAGCGCAGAGATCCAACGTCAGACCGCCGCCACGATGACCGACATAAACGTCAAGCGCGCCACCACTGCTGCCGACGTGGAAGCCAAGCGCGCTAAGACGGCTGCTGACATCGAAGCACAGCGGGTGAAATCTGAAGCTCAAGCGCACGCGATAAAGAACAAACCAAAACCAGCGACGAAATGAAATCTAAAAACAAGCCCAAGCGACGCCGTCCAGGAAACGTGATGACCATTCGCCCTATGCAGCGCGGACTTAAGGAGCGAAAAGGGTACACAGGCTGGAAGCACAAGGAACCATAACATGGCAGGCCGACGACCTAAAACCGCTCTCTCTCCATTCAACTCGATCACGCTCGAATTGTGGCAGCAATCAGATCCATACGTGAAGTGGGCCAGAAGCGATCCGATGTTTTCTAACGTCCTGGCCGTGATGCAAAACGGGATGCTCGCTTTGACGGCAGAGCAGTTCACCGGCTATCGCATGGCGGTCAACCAACTGCTCTCGTTGCGCATCCCAATGACTGAAGCTAAGCGGGGTGTGCCGGTGGATTATAGTGAACCTCCTGAAGGCTTTGGATCATTGCCCGATGAACAGGTTGAAACATGATCGCTGAAATCAATTCTTATCATTACTCCGTAGGCTCCACAACCTACACTTATACGATTCAACAACTCGATGAACTTTTGATGCTGGTGCAATCGAATAGAAGCGTTGTCAAGGCGCTGTCGGTATGGTTGGAACTGCATCCATGTTCGGCGAAAGAATTGATTGATCTATGGGGCTATCACGCCGAGAGGTTTGCTCTACAGAAAGGAATTTATGCCTGACAATCCTAACGCCACTGCAACTGCTGCCGCTGCCGCCGCAGTTGACCCAAACAGTCCTTTGCAGCAAGCCATGCTCGCCAAGATGTCAACGGCCAGATCTTACGCCGACAACCTGAATGACGCCACGATGGGGCGTGCTCGTGCTATGCCTGGACTGGACACAGACTCGGATTTCGCCAAGGGCTTGGAAGCCGCCATCATGGCTAGACCCCCGGAACCTGGCGACGGAAGTGCCCAAGGTTTCAAGGACATTCCAGGATTGGATCAGCCATCTCAGGAACAACCCGCTCCCGTTGATCAGCCTGAGCGTAAACTCACCGATCCTCCCATCCGCCGAGCTGCTACCGTCCAAAAGCACAAGTTCAAGGAGCTAAAGACGGAACTGGCCCAAACCCGCGAACAATGGCAGGCCCGCGAGCAGGAGTTGACGCGCGAGCTAGAAACTCTGCGTGCCGCACCCAAACCTGCCGCTGTACCTGATCCCGTCATCGCCGACATCATCGCAGAGCGAGACACCCTCCGCCAGGAACTCACCGCCTACGGTGCGGTCAAGAACCCACAGCTCGACCTCAAGCAAAAGGTCACGATTACCCAAGCAAAGAACATTGCCGGGGACAAAGGATCGCTTGTGGAAACTGTTTTGATGATGCCTCCCGGCGCCCTGCGCGATGCCAAGCTGGACGAACTCCTGGGAGAGCTTCCTGTCTCGACCGCAGCCATTGTGCGCAACGCCAACGAAAAACTCGCTGCCATCGACTTCGACCGGCAGATCGAGGTGGAGACCGCCAAAGCGTCCGTGGGGGAGCGTGTCAAGTTTCAAGAGCAGCAAGCTCTCGCTGCCAAGGCTAACCGCGCCAGAGAATTCGACAACTTGGTCAACGAGTGGAAAGGGAGCGTTGATGCACTTGATCCAGCCAAGGACAAAGGTGCCATCGCTCGCATCGCCCAGGCCCGTGAATGGTTTGAAGGCAAACAAATGAATGCTAAGGAACAAGCCGCACTGGCCGTACAGGCGGCGCTGGTGCCAGCATTGGTTCAAGAATCTCAAAACCTGGAACAAGAAGTGCAGCGCCTGCGATCAGCCCTAGCTCGCTACGAAGGCTCTCTCCCCAACGGAGATACCGCTGTTGAAATGGATGGCGCGCCGTCACCGCCACGAAACTTTGAGGAGCGCCAGAGCGAATTTGAGCGCGGCTTGGCGATGGCTCAAAGAGTGCGTCAAGACCCGACATTTGCAGAGGCCAGAAGGGCCAAGATGTATTGATGAACACTTGCGACACTTGCAAATATTGGGACGCGCCACCTGCCCGCTACACAACTAAGCGCGGATCATGTAACCAGCCTAAGATGGGAAAACTCGACGAAGACAAAGATGTCCTTTGGGCCGGGTTCGACGACGATGGAAATCCAAACGACATCGAAACTGGGCCGAAGTTTGGCTGCATTCATCACGAACCAAAATGCTGATTGTCCTGGGCTACTGCCGAAAAGACTTCCAAAAGGCCATTGATCTTCTTGAGTGGATCTCGGAACTCGGTGGAAAGCAAACCAACCATGAGTTGCTGCTCGTGGCTGCTGCCGAATTAACCGGCGACACGCTGAACAAAGTTAACTCCGCAGGGTGTCGTGCTTTTGATTCCGTTCAAACAATCAAGCCGAATGTCTCCGTTGAAGTTGGGTGGCCAGGATCGTGCAATTACCTTTTCAGAACTGCCGCGGCTTACATTTCAAGGACAGGCAAGTGGAAGTACTTCCAGTGGATGGAACCCGATTGCATCATGCTTCGTCCGGGTGCTTTTGACGATGTTGAATCTGCTTATCTTCTGTCCAAAAAGCCATTCCTTGGAAATGTAGTCCATAAGCCAGTGGATCATCTTCCTGGAAACGCCGTTTATCCGGTCAACATCGAAGCCTATAACCCGTTCATCCTGCATCCGCTAAGCGTCAACGGAAAGGAAATTGCCTGGGACTGTTGCCACCCTGAACTGAGTTTGAAATACGCCCAGCATAGCGAGCTTTTCCAGCATATATGGATCGAAGACGGGACTGATAGACCCCAAACATTTCCAACCTTGGATAGTCTTTCTGTTATCCGAAAAGATGCGGCTTTCTTCCATCGGAACAAAGATCACACCTTGATTGACCGGTTGAGAGAACAGAGAAAACTCGCACGTCTCGAAAGCCTTTCAACTGTTTATTCCTACTATGAAGATTTGAGTCGCCCGGAAGAAATAAAGGTCATTGATCTCTGGAGAAAGTCCTGGGAATCAAATGGCTGGCGCACTGTTCTACTTGGAGACAAAAATACTTCCGGTTATCCAGGCAAGGAATCGTTCATCGACAAAGTTTCCAAGCTACCCTCTGTGAATCCTGAAGGATACGACTTGGCCTGTTACAAGCGCTGGATGGCGATGGCTGAAATTGGAGGATTGATGGTCGATTACGATGTGATGAACTACGGATTTACGCCAGCCATAGCCGCGCAGCACATGGACGATTCGTCTCTGATGTTCTTCGAGGAAAAAGTTCCATGCGCGGTCCTCGCAAACAAAAACAGGTTCAAACAAGCTTGTGACTACATGGAAGACTACAAACTTAGGGTTGATGATCTTTACGCAGGGCGACCGCATGTGAGCGATATGACCATCTTACAGCGTGCTTGGGGAAATTCCTGGCTAAAACATTGTCCAATGGTAAAGCAATTCAAGGAACCGGGTTGGGCAGAATCTTTGTTGGTTCACTACTCAAACGGAAGTACGAACGGAGACAAAGTCTCGGCAATCAGGTTGAGAAAATGAAGTGAGCCAGCTTCTCGTAATCTTCAACATCGACTCCGAAGACGACATTTGCCGTTTGTTCCTTCCTTTTTGGAGGCGCTCTGGTTGTGATCTGCTTTTCTCGTCACCGCTGGATGCGCCTTCAAAGCTGGAAGGAGTAAAGCATGTCCATTTTGGACAGAAGCTTACTGGAAAAGCCAAGGATTATTGGTTCTATCAAATGCGCGTTCTTCAAACGATGGCTCATTGTTTGGAACTCGATTATCACGCTTTCATTTTCACCCAGTATGAT